CATTTATGGGGCTGGGCAATACCGCGCTCGCCTGCGCCGGACTGGGCGTCAACTTTATTGGCTTCGAGATTGATGCTGACTACCTGAAGGAAGCCGAAAAGCGTCTGGCATTTGAAGAGTGCAAATGCGGGCAACAGACTCTTGAGCTTGTACCGTGAGTTGCAGGACGCGCAACACGCCCCAAGAGGCCTTTGCCAGCGCCTGTGCGACAACTGCACATTCTACTGAGTTGATATAGGAACAGCTGGAACAATCGTTTTAGCTTTGTTAGTACATAAGCTGCTACGCGACGCTCTACGACGTTCTACAATCCTGCGTAGAAACTTATGTTACTCAAAGACACATAAGAATTATCTCCCAAAGCTAAAACGATTGTTCCAGCTGTTCCTATATCAACAAACCCAAACGCTCCGCCTGCAACTACTGCAAAGCGTTCAGCCACTGTTGGTCGAAATCCAACGGGAAGAGTTGAAATAGCTACACCAGGAGAACCACCAAACGCAATGCCGCGAATCGACACTTTGCCTTCGCTGTCTTTTTGATAGCTTGGCTCATGCCATCCGTATATTGCAGAGAAAAACCAAGGCGGGTTTAGTGTCAATGTCACCCACGGGTTGTTATAAAGGTATTCAAATGTGCGCGGTGAGTTTAGCTCTATTGACGGAGAAGTGTTTCCAATTACGACGTACGCAAGCGAGCTGCCATCTAAAATATCGTGCGCGTTGTTGTGTGTCACTCTTGCGCCGTTCGTGTTTACAAGCTCTATTCCACGGTTGCAACCGCTGACCGTGTTTCTGTGAATTCTAACGACGCCAGATATGTCTTTTACTGAAACTCCAAACCTAGAACTAGAAGAAATAGGGTTTATAACGACGTTGTCTTCAACAGTTACATTCTGTAAACCGCTATTGGTTCCTCCGCCTGACAATCCCGAAAACTCAAAATGCTTTGAGTTGCTGTCGCTTACGTTGCCTTTAAATAGCAACTTGTCACACTTTCCGTTTGAATTCACATTGTCATAGTTTGGCCTGCCGATAACTTCTATCGCTCTGTTAGAGCACCTGGTGAACTTGTTGTTGACAATAGCCAGGTTAGATACAGTTTGCGGAGGGTTTACCTGTTTGCTGTTTGGCGTAAGCCTAAATCCTGTGTATGCATCTGTAATCGTGTTGTTTTTAACCGTCACATCTCTTGATGCTGGTATAACGTCAATTGCAAACAGCGATGCAGTTCCGGCTTGATATCCAGAGATGATATTGTTTTCTATCAGCGTTCCGTGGTCTCCGCCGCTATGTGAAGTGTTTCCGTTTCTGATACCAGATCCGTTTGTTACTGATGGGGAAAACAGCGCCGATCGCGAAATTCTATTGTTGTAGATGTGGCAATCTTGACTATGGACTCCGTGTAGATCTATACCGCTGATTCTATCGTCTATAGAGTCGTTGTCATAGATATCTGCAGCTGTAGCAAGCTGTAACAATATGTTGTGTCTACAACCGCTGATTTTGTTTGCATACACAGAGCAGTTAGAAGAGTAATACACCGTGATACCGTATCCCTCTCCAGAGTTATAGAATTTTGCATCCCGCACAATGTTTCTGTAAGCAGAACACATATACGCATAGCTTATTCGTATAGCATGCGATCTCCTGCCGCCGCTGCCGTCTACGACATTATCAAAAGCATGACAGTTGACAGCGTAAGTTATTTGCAGTGTGTTTATGCTGCGCGACAACTGGTCTGCGTTGTATGTTGCTCGCACGCCTGAAATGGTTGAATTCTGAACAGGTAAAACCTTGCTGATACCGCCGTAATTTGCAGTGTTGTAAGAGCGCCTTAGCGCATGATCAAAAGTAACAGTATTTGTTGCTGCATCTAATGCAACTATGCGAGCAAATTCAAGATTAGCAGGGTTTTTGTACGGCACTCCAGATTGTGTAACAGCAGAACTGTTCATGTCAAACTCGTTTCTACTGTCTGAAACCATAACAAAATCACCTACGGCAAAGTTGGTGCTAGCGCCTGAGCAAACAGCAGATGTAGCGCCAGAAGTGATGTTTGTTGTAAATGAGCTATACCGTACGATGTAAATCGTTGTTCCAGTTGTTAGGTCTGGAGGCCATTCGCTATTTGGATATGTAGGGTCAAAAGTGTAATCAAGCTCATCTGTAAGTGTGATTACATCACCAGAAATTGAAGCAATGTATGACGAGTCTTTGAAAATTGCCTTACCGCTTGCGTCATTTTGGCCTCTGATGACAAGCTTCATTCCTTGTGCAAGTGTTGAACCTTGTCCGCTTTTGAGCGTTAGAACTGTTTGATTGGATGAGTTTAGCGTTGTTGATGATTGCAGAGTGTAAGAACTGCCACCAGGTCTGTTTGAATACTCATCAAATTGTCCCATGATGCGTATAGAGCCAGACGCACCATAGACTACAGGTGACTTGAAAACAAGATGAACGTTACTATAGTAAACGCTGATCGTCTTGTTAATGTAAATTGAGTGCAACGGGTTAACTGCTCTAATGACACACGTTCCGCCGCCTGATTGACCGACTGAATCAAGCATTGACAAAATGTTGTTTGATTCATCAATTAGAGGTCCGCCAACTATGCCGTAATTCACAGAATAGTAAACTCCGTTTCTGTTGTTTAGCTTGTGAGCTTCGACGTAATCTAACGTTTCATGAGTTGTTATCGCGCCGCTTCCATTACCTGGAGTTGTTCCCTGCACTGTTCCGTTCGAAGCGCGAGAACCTCTACGCATTCTGTCTTGGATTGATTTAGCAATATATGTTTCGAGCTCGTCGAATCTTTTAGAGCGTCGCTTGCGTATTGTCATTGTTTATCCTTGCTCGAGTTCTGCGCTAAAAGGGTCTCTTGCCCCTACAGGGACAATGTTAACGGTTTCGCTAACAAAATTGCCTTCGGAATCGTAATTTGCAGAGTATTCGACTCGCGATGCTCTAGCAAAAGTTACAGAACTATAGTTGTAGTTGTCTTCAAGAGTTGGCAAAACATCCAAACTTCTGTATGTAAAGCCTGCTTTACAATCAGATGCTCGTATTGGAGTGCCTAACTCGTCAAATATACTCCCGTCAGACTTGATGTAAACAAGTTTCTGACTTCTGTATGTAATCTCTATTCTATTGTCTTGCGTTACTGTAGCCTGAAGCGGCAATATAGATTTTCTGCTGATGTCAATCAGCTTTTCTATTTCATCAATCAGCAACTTGTCACCATCTGAAAAGGCTACAGTTTCAATGTCTGAAGCTACTAGCACGTCTACCGCTACAAAGTATCTGTTAGCATACTTAACTATTGCAGACTTTATCTGGCTTGTAGTTGGCTCAGGAGCAAGAAGCCTAAAGCACATATTGCCGTTGTTTGGTATTCCGCCTGATTGCCATGTTCCAGAAAGGTTTACTTTCATTGAAGCAGTGTCATAGCTTCTGGTTTCGTCTATCTGAATCCTGTAATATCTGTCTGGATCGCCAGCAGGATTAGACCTTTGTACTACAACAGTTACCGGGTCTCCTCCCGTAGCGTAAATGGGAGGGACAAGATCTGCTTTAACCCATTTTATCCCATCACTCGGAATGTCTGACGCTGAGAAAAGGGCGGTTGATATTTGAGTTGATGTTTCCGTGCCATCTTTTATAGAAACCATCACGCTATCAGTTGGATACCCAATGACAGGATCACCAATTTTTTGTAAAGGCAACTCGATATGCTTAAACCTGTTTGATCCAGAAAAGGGGCCAGTCTGTGCAACTGCAACTATTCCAGAACCTTCACCAAAGTTTTGAGCGCCACTTCCTTCAGCGTTTGCAGATTCAATAACACCATCATAGTTTTCATAGTATCTCCACTCCATGCGCTGCCACCACCCCGCGCACTTTATCTTTGCTGTAATGATGTCTTCGCTGTTGTTAGTGCTCCTGCTGAAACTTGCGATAGGAGAGGGCCTTGCGAACTCGGAAAGCACAGAGTCTCTTTTTAGTACTGCTGCGGCTGCGTCCATGTTGGAGACTGTATATCTAACTTCTTTTTCTCCATATCTGCTTACTGAATCGTTGTCTTGAGCCCATAAAGTATCTCCCCTTGCTCCTGTATCATCACTGTAAGATACCATCACTCGGTTGGACATTCCGTCAAGAGACACGCCAAAAGACACGTTTCCTCTTGATATTTCTACTTCTTCAACGTATCCCCACCAAGTTTTGTCACCTGATTCATCGTACAGAGTGACTGGAGAATCTAGAAGATAGATTAACGCCTCAATATCGTTTACTTCTTCTGGTCCGCCCTTTACGCTTATGTCTGCAATCTCGGGGCCTCCTTGCTCCGAGTCTGTTTTGCTATCAACCTGATAGCGCAAGCTATAAGGATACTCACGATCAAAATCAGCAAATATCATAGGTTGAACCGCCTGGGTCTAGCATATGCTTTCACTGTAAGACTCCTGGGGTCGTTGTAGTCTGTGTTTAGACCATCTTGAACTATCGTTATTCTGTGCGATTCTCCTGGATAAACAAGGAGATTGTGACCGATAGGAACAACTGATGAAATCCTCCTAGGCGGTGTGTCAGTCGTTCTTACATACGATACGTCTTCATAAGGATCATCGTGTAGCGTTTGATTTTGCAAGAAACTTGAGCACTTGTAGCGACGATTCAAATCGAGCGGAACAAAGCAAATGAAGTCAACATCAACAGATTGATTGACTGAACTCATTTTTCGCGCATACAAAGTGATTTTAAAACTCTCTCCGTCGTCTGAAGACGAGCCTATTACAGATTGACTCGGAATTGCAATAGACGGTAGCTCTACCCAATATTTGTATGGAGATGCGGTGATGTATTGGTGAGAACCGCTGACAGCAAACTGCAAGTCGTTAACAGGAAAGCTTGAAAAAAGCCTCAAAAAAGGCTTCATTCTTCTACCGTCTATTGATGCAACGTCAGATGGAGACAAACTCCACTCAATGATCTTATACGACGAAATCGGTATTAAACCGTTTTGATCCGGGTATGACAGAACTGTGCATCTTCTAACGTTACCGTTTGAACTGCCAGAAACAGCCGTCACTGGACAGTCTGCGCCAAACGGAACACTTCCAGATTCTGCCTCGAGCTTTCCAGACCAGGAAGAAGAGCCAACGTGAATTCCCGCAAAAACTTCCGAAGAGTTAGTAGTGTTCACGAGAGTCATTTCTAGTCTAATAGGAGAAGGCATGTCACCAGACAACGACGATGCATCAAGTGAATAAGAGTTGTTGCCTTTGTTTAAAAACTCTACAGCAGATGTAGAGTTGTTTATAGGCAGCTGCTGCTCGGTTGAGCTTGTTAGATACGGCTCCCTTATAAAGGAAACTGTTATTTCGTAGTAGTTGGAAGAAAAGGAAGAGAATGCTGCATATCCGCTGTGTATTTCAGCGTAAAACTCAGCATCTGACTGCCTAACCTGGAACCTGATAACCGCCCTGCCCTTTTTAGATCTTCTCTTTCGCGCTAGCTGCGCACTTGTAAATATTCGGTTTAGGTTTCTAACCACAGAACGCGCATTTGCTTCGCCTGCTAATTGCGATGATGGTGTTGATGTATCGACTGAATATTTGAAAACCAGCTGTTCTGCGACATCTCGAACAGCTCCTTTATCATCAAGAGATGGCGTAGACGGTATGTATCTAAGCAGTGTTGTATTACTGCCTGTCTCGTCATTTAGATTAACAGACAACGAAGGATATCCACGCGATATTACAAGCGAATACATTCTTACCTCGCCATTCTTGCCATTACTGCGCCGACCTGCCAAGCAATCTGCTTAATGTCTGAATCATTGCGCACATTCACTGGGCCGCTAAAGACGACTGAACGACTTGGCGCATATGAATCAGCAACAAAGCGAGACTGACTTGCGCTCGAAATGTATCTAGGAAACTGTGCGGAAATTGCCGACGGTGAAGTCTGTGTATATACATTTCCTACTGCGTTTGCTCCAGAGTTTATGCCTGATGCTACAAGATTTTGCATAGCGTATTTTACGCTTTCAACTGTTCTTAGTATGCCTTTCTCTATGCCTTGACCCATCGGCAATCCGACTTCGAATTCAGTCTTTTTTGAAGGCGACCTTATACCGCCTTCTTCTTTTGCGACTGTAATTGATTGTGCAATAAGCGCGCGTATTCGTCTATACAACGCTGTCTCTTGTCTGTCAATGCCTTTGATTATGCCGTTTACAAATTCGACCCCAAGAATTGGCCAATCTGCGTTAACAATCCATTCTTGCTTAATGCCTTTGATTGTTCCATCTACTGTACCTCTTATTTCATTACCTTTTGAGCCAATCACCGAGTTTACGTTTTCAAAAGCTGTAGTTGTTGAGCTTTCTATTGCTGTCGACATCGAGTCGAATTTTTGTACTACATCTGTTGTTGTCAATCCGACAGTGTCTTTGATAGATGTCGCTTGAACACCAATATTTTGCTTAAACGCTTGCGCTTTTTGCTGCGCTGTAAAAATCGACTCATCAAAAGCTGCGCTAGCAGCATTTGCAGAACCCGCTCCTATTTGTTGCTGAACTTGAACAGGAATTCCAACAGGAATTTTCGACGTTACGCTTGTTGCTCCGAAAAGCTGCAGTATTTCTTTGTCTCGTTTGTTTGCAGCATCGCGCAGTGTTTTTAGGTCTTCTGAAAGCTGACTATCTATCGCGCTTATTGACGCCTTAGAACCTGCGTCTAGTATCCTCTTCAAATCCGAGTTTACTTTGTCAAAATCTGGAATAGGGATTATGTTTAATCCAATTGCATTGTTGGTTTTCTCAAGAACGCTAAAAGCGTTTTTGAGCATTCCTGTCAAAGCGTCAACTATTGCGCGCGAAGCATCAGTAGACACCCTTACAATGCCTTTTCTCAACTCGTTGATTATGCGATACAAAACAGCACCTAACGCTGCGTCGATGCTTTGACCAAGTCTAAGCGCAGATTCAAGAAGAAAACCGCCTATTTTAATAACCGTGTCGCCTATTTGCTTTGCAACTTTGTCATCAATAACGTTTTGTGGATCTACTGCACTGATAACAAATTCACGAATAGACTTACCGACCTCTCCTACTAAACTGCGAGCTCCAGATGCTATTTTCTCGCCAACCTTCAACTCCGAAAACTTGCTTGCAGCTTGCGATGCAAGATTGCTCAAGGATGTAGCAAGTCCATTGATTGCTTGACTTGCTATGCCGCCTTCTGAAAACGCGTTGTAAATGCCTTGGCCGGCTGAAATCAAAACGCTTTTGAAACCATCAGCGATTTTTTGACCTATGTTACTGTCTCTTATTGATTCGAAAACAGTTGAGGCAATATCGGAAACCGCGTTTTTGATTTTGTTGCCGTCAAGATCTAAAACACCTTGACCGATTTTGCCGATAGCATTTGCAATCGATTCTATCTTTGATGCAGTGCTTGAATCAAAGCCGAGAGATTGAAACACTCCTTTTACTCCGTCAATGTTGAACGCCGTTTTTAGGCGCTCAAACTCTATGCGCGCATTGCTTGCAAATTGCCCAAACTTTTTAGGTATGTCTGTTATGAGTTTGCCTAGATTCGTTTTGAGGAATGCATTTTTGACTGATTCAAGCTCGCGCGGAATGGCCAAAATGGTTTCTAGCTGGTTTAGGTCTACGTCTGGAAAGAGGTTTGTGACAGTTGATCGGATACTGTCAATTACGCTAAACCCGTTCTTTATAGCGTTAGAGAAAAGCTTTACCGCTTTGATTGGTTTAGCTATGCTTTCACCTATTCTGCGAAATAGTTTGTCTGTTTCTTCGCTTGACAGAAAGTCTAGCAAGTCGAGCAGAACAGGCTTTAACTGAGTTGTAGCAGGTTCAAAAAGAGAGGCAAGGTTGAATTCGCGCAGATCGCTAAAGGAAGAAATGATGCCGCCTATAGTTTCTCGCGAAGATTTTGCACCTTTACCTTCAAACGTTTTAAAGTACTTCTGCAGAGCAGGAATAACAACATCTGCAGTAAGCTTGCCTTGCTCTCCCATTTCCCTAAGCTCTGACACCGTCTTGTCAAGCTCTTTTGAGAGAATTTTGTATAGCGGAACGCCGTTGTTGACTAGCTGCAAAACTTCTTGCCCTTTCAACTTTTCCTCTGCTTTAACCTGTCCTAGTGCTCGCGCTATGCCTTCAACTTGTTCACTTGTCTTTCCTGTAGCTGCAGAGTAATCTACAAGCTGTTCTGTCAGTGACTTTGCCTGGTCAACGCTAAACCCGTATGTCTGCGCCAAAACGAAAGCGTTAGACACTTGCTCACGCGTAAACGGCGAGTTGATCGTAAGCTGCTTGTTCCACTTAAGAATGTCCTGCTTTATGCGCGCCTGTTGCTCTAAAAGTTCCGTTTCTGTCGCTGTGACTTTCGTAATCGTCTTGTACTGCGGTATGACACGTGGTATAAACTTAAGCGCCTGCTCGCGCTGCTCGGCGGCTTTGGTGGATAGTTTGTCGTAGTCCGCCTGTGCTTCTGCAAGTTGCAATTCGCTTCCGCGAACGTTAAGCAAAGCCTGGCGAAATTCAAGATCAGAACGCGCATCACTATCACGCTTTCCGGGCTTATATTCTGCGACGTCTAGCCGATCTGCTTCTAGAGAGAGGCGCGCGCGCTCAATGTCGTATAAGCCGCGTTGCAAGTCTGACTCAGTGACAGAGTTCTTTATTGCTTTTTCGCCTGCAGCAACTCGTTGTTCCTCTGAGGTCAACAACTTTGTACCGATACGAACTCGTTCTTTGACGGTGTTGTTTTCAAGCGCCTGCTGTTCCGCGATAGTGCCAACGAGCAAATCAAAGCGCTCTAGCGTGCCAACAGCGTTTACGCCTGCGCCAATATTCGACACAGCAAAGTTTAGAGAAGCCTTGCCTATTCCTAGCAGCGTGTTAGCAAGAATTGTGCCTAACGCGATAGCACGCGTCAGACCACCCGTCAGAGGGTCAATGTTTACGCGAAAGTCTGGCGACAGTTTGACACGCCCGATTGTGTCAAGCGCGCGGCGCACCGGATCAAAGCTACGCACGCTTTGACGGCCAGCGTTGGTAAACGATCGCAAAATGTCACGGCCAACTGATAAAGCGCCTCCGCGAACCGCCTCAAATACGCGACGCTGAGTGCTTGTCATGCGTGAAAGTGCCGCTTCTGCCTGGCGAATCGCGTTAACGTTCTGCGCGTATGATTTCTGCATTTTCGCGGCATCGTTTGCTATCCCGTCTTGTTTTGACTTCAGCCTATCAACAGCATCTCCGGCTTTGACAATCTGACTTGTCATCGCTACAAACTGCGCTTTGTTTACACTCGCACCAGAGTCGTTTAGCTTTTTACCAAGTGCATCGCGTTTGGCGTTTATCTTGTCTATCTGTCTGCCTAGATTCTCATATGCACGCGCGCTCTGTATGACTGAGCGCTCTATTTCTTTGCCGCCGCTTTTCAGTGCAGCTAAAGAGTTCCGCGCTTTTGCTACAGCTTTCTCATATTCGCTGCCAAGCGCCTTGACGCTTGACGCTCCGCGCGTGATTGCTTCAATTTCAATAGTAATGCGGCGGTTTGCGTTTGCCATGATGTGTTAACCGTTCGCAGCCGTCTCTATCGCTGACGCTAACCTGAATATGCGCATGAGCCGAGCTTGATCTGGGTAGCTTTCAATCCAGCCGGGGAACCATCCAAACTTCCACACCATTAGAGCAGTGGTAAAGTCTTCTGGTGGCCTTGTCTTGCCAAGCTTCTTTACCATTAGCGCCAGCTCACCTGGCGTATCTTCTTCTAGCTGCGAAGCAACAAAAAATCAAAAGCCGCGTCTAGTACTGGATTGATACCCGCAAGAAATGCACCGCCCGCCTGGGCAATAATCCCGTATTCAATCGGAACGGGCTTTCCTTCTTCGTATTCAAGCGACCAAGAAGTAATCATCTTTGATGCAAGCATAGGTCGGATAACTTTCTCATCTCCTGAGTTCCCGCGGATGTCTTTTAGTGCTTCTGAGATTGCCCTGTCGTACAACACGATTGACGCAGGCACCCACTCGTACCATTCGCCCTCAAGGTCGCCATGAAACCAAACGCGCTCCGGCTTTGTCGTGGCCTGCACATTTGGCGCTTGCGAAAACCACCGCCGGCCTTTGCGTGGTATGTCGTTGCCCTCCCTGGTCGCTTCGGTAGCGGATAGGGATTCATCGTTCGGTGTGTCGATTTGCTCTGCGTTCTTCTTTGCCATGTGTTGCGATGTGAGCGCGGTAGCCGCCGCACCATACGGCGGCTACCGCGCGTTAGTAACTAGACTACGGCCACTTGTCAGCGGTGACAGTGCCGCACTTTCCCGAAAGCAGAATGGAAATCACTCCGTTAACGGCGGGTTCGATGCTCCCCGACTCTACGGTGAAGGAGAACGTGTATCGGCTGTTTCCTGTGGCTTTTCCAGCAGGCGAGAACTGAACTTCCATATCTCCTTGATATGCATGTTTGTAAAGATTGAAGTCAGACATGCCACCAACAACCGCGGTAGCCGCCGCGCCAGTGCCGCCGCCACCTGAAAGTGTGATCGCCGGCGCTGTCACGTAACCGCGCCCGTGGTCAGTGATGAAGATGTCAACAAGCTGGCCGGCGCTGTTGACAATCGCAACACCCGTCGCGGTGCGGTTGCCTGTCGCAACCGGCGGAGCAGCGAAAGAAACCGAAGGCGCAGACGTGTAACCTGTTCCCGGAGCGCCAATCGTGACCGCGCCAATCATGCCTGGGTCTTGGAAGATAAACACGGTTGCTTCAAACGATTGCTCGGCGCCACCACCCACAACCAGACCGTCACTGCCATACGCTTCTTGCGTTTCCACAGTGCGTTCCCACGACAGGTTTGCGCCTTCGCTATACCCGTCGACTTCCAAATATGTCGTCGTGCCGGTCAGAAAACCGGTCTGCTTCGGGCGGATTCCAATAACTGCATCTTTGCCTTTTGCGGCCACCACTTCTTTTGCCATTTTTATTACCTCAATGTACTTAGATGCTTACTATGGATAGATGGCGATTGGTATTTCCTCACGCAAATACACAGTTCCATCCTCCAAGCTTACTGTTCTGATATTCGATTCGCGTTGCTGTGTCAGCACGCGCCACCTATTTTCTAGCTCTTCGTTACTTTCGTGTATGTTGCCTACGCGTTCCTCGATTTCGCTGAGCACTTCATACGCTTTAGATGCCGTGTATCCAGGTTTCATGTCTCGCGACGCAATCATTACCATGACGACAACGCGATACAGATACGCGACAGGCGACGCGCCGTAGACTGCATACCCGTCCGGTATCACGCGCCCGCTACGGTCTGTTCCGTCCGCTGCGATGACAATGACAGGAGATCGCTTCTCAACGTCAGGTATCAACTTGTCATATATTGCCGCCACGGTCTGACCGCTGTCAAGCGTCACTCCGTCAAACTCGGCCACGTATAGAGACTTAAGAGCCGCTGCGATTTCTTCGCGTCTTGTGCTCATAAGAACAGTCCCACGGCTTCAATGATGAGCGCGTCTGCATGCTCGACAGCCAAGTCATAAAACGCATGTTCTCCGCCGCGCTCGTGCTCGTACACGCCATACTCAGCCGTCTGCTGACCGGTTCGTGGGTTTTTTGCCACCGGGTCCAAATACACGAGTCCGTTTATACCAGATACCTTAACCCGGTGTGATGCTCTAAGTGCTCCAGTGTCTACGTGCGTATATGCAATTGCATGACGCTGTAGACCAATAGCTACGTGCCTTACGACCTTACCGGAAGCGCCTGTTGGCTCTAACATCGCCACAAGGTCAGCGTTTAACGCCTGCGCCTGTTGGATGCCCGAAATGTTCATCTTTGCGTCAATCACGTTTGCACCTCAATCCGCGTAAGCGCAACAACCTTGTATCGACCAAGCGCCGAGCTGCTACGACTTCCGTGCTCCTGCCAATCGTCTACGCCAGACACGCTGTATTTCGCGCCGTCTGGCGCAGTCAGCGTGTCGCCGGCTTGAACTTCAGCACACATCGTGAACGATTGAAACAATCGCGCCGGCGTGTCGAGCACAAAGCGCTGTTGCAGTTCAGTAGTGATGGGCTCGATGGGCGTAAACAGCGCACCGGCGTCGACAAGCACAGGCGCGTCAATCTTGCCGCCCGAATAGCTCAGGCGCTCGACCTTGCAACGCGTGTTCATCATCCACCGTAGACCATTCATCGCGCGTATTCGTCCTCACCGCTTTCACCGCGGTTGAACCCGGTCACAAACGAACCGGACGGCCCCGAAGTTCCGCCCGGCCCGTGCATGTCGCGGATCGCAATCGCACGCTTAGCCCAGTTCTCTGATGCCTGTGAAAGCGATTCGCGCCGCGGACCGACCGCGATATCAACATGCGACGAGAACATGCGCGCCAGAGTCTCGCACGCGAGGGCGACGCCGTTGTTAACGTCGCCCTCTTGATCAAGAAAAACGCTCAGTTCAGCATCGGCAAAACACGTATCATCCGGCTTCACTCCGCAATCGTTTCGTGTATCGCCTAGCATCAACCGCATCTTTCCTATGTCGGTTGACAGGTCGTATGTAAAATCGCGCTGTGCCATTCGTTAGCCCCGCTTGCGCTTAGGCTTTTCCTCTTCAGGCTCAGGCGCGGCTTTCGGCTCGGGGTCGCTTGCACCAACCTCGGGAGCGACTTCTGGAGCAGCAACTGGCTTCCCGTTGGCATCGACCCATTCGCCATTCAAGAGATATGCAACGCTCATTCGGTCGCTCCTTAGATGTTAGGAACCACGTAGCTTGTGCCACCGAAATACAAGCACGCGCCATTCGTTCGGGTCCAAACACCCAAACCGAAATAACGCTCCATGTATTCAGTGCGCAGCGGATACAGATCGATTTCACCGGCCATGCGAAGGCCTTTGCGGCTTGCGATTTTAGATTCGCGCATCACAAGAGGCTTGTTACTGTCGCCTGCGGCGTATGCAAACGCATATCCTTGAACGGCCCACGGCTTCACCCACACTTCCGCGCCATTTGACAAAATGCCAATTGCGCGGTTGTTGACGTTCACAAGATCAAGCGTCTGAGTTGTTGTGTTGCTCACGCGATACGAGATTCGCGGATCTTGATACAGATTCGCGACCGGCAAGATCGTCCGAACAGTCGCTTCATCACCCTTGTGGATTACGAGACGCAGACCCGATGTGTGGCCGTGCTCAAACACATTGGTTACAAGCGACTCAAGGTCTGCCAGCGCGAGCGACCCTCCTGCGCGGCCGACGTAGTGCGTGTGCGTTGCCGCGTCGAAGGATTGGGCCTGCCACGGCGGGATTGGCGCGTTATCCGCGTTCACTAGCGCTTTTACAGCCAGCTCCACGCGGTCGTTGTGTCGGTCAATGAACGAGAAGTTGGTAGCGCGAAAGAGAGCGCGCGAGGCTTCCTCGCGCAGGTTCTGGATATCGGCCTTTCGTGCCATGACGGCTTTTGCAACCACGTCGTTAACTGTCGCCATTTCCAAAAACTCGCGCGTGTAACCGACCGAGTGCGCGTATTTCTCAAGCGGGAAATCCACGTTTGAGCCAGCAACAGCGCGTTGAGTTGGCACACGGCCAAACTCATCGACTTTGTACATCTTTGAGTCAACCGAATCTCCGTAGCGGCGGCGCACGTCTTCGCTGATTTCCACAAGATCAGATGCCATGTCGGCGAAAATTGCATTGTGCGCCGCCAAGTCGGCCTGCAACCCTCGCGCGACTACGTCTTCTCCGATTTCAACAACCCGTGCATTGCGCACGGCTTCAAGAGTAGTTGTATCGTGTGTGCCTACGTTGTAATTTGCCATGATGTGTCCTTAGGAGATTGCGTAGCGCGCAACCACGATGTCTTTTTCGCTCACGACAAAAGCAACGCCAATGGCGTCACCGGTCGTAGCGGCAGTGTCGAGCCGGCCAGCGGTCGCGCCGAGAAATAGGCGCGTTCCGACAACAAGTCCGGTGCTGTATTGCAAGCGTGTTCCGGGTCCGAACAGCGTTACTGGTTCGCCGGCCTTGTAGTCGCGACCGGACACGCCATGAAAACGCGCCTGTAAGTCAGCCGCAGTTGCATTGCTTCGATATACCTTACCGTCTGTGTGAATGCGACAAAAATCGTTTGCGGCGAGATCCTCGCCGGCAATCAGTCCGGTAATTTGTGGCGCAATCTGCGCCGTGCTCAAATCCAAACCTACATTGGTTTTTGTGACAAGTGCCATATTGATCTTCGATGAATGCGCCTCGGGCAGCTACATTGAGTAGTTTCCCGAGGCGCGCATGCGCTCAACAAGTTCCTGCGTTGTCGGTAAGACCGGAGGCGTTTTGCTGCCTGCGTTAGTTGGCGATGGCTTTGGCGTCTCTACGGCCTTTTGCTGTGCAAAAAGAATGCTGTGCGCGGTCCTAAAGTTGTCCCAATCAACAGCGCCGTCATCTGCGATTAAACCCTTGGCTTCCGCGACTGTTAGAGCTACTTCAATGTCAAGCACGTCTTTCGGAGCGCTCGACAGAAATGCGTTGCGCTTGTTTGCCTTGCTCAGCTCACTGCGTAGAACGTCGATTTGCTTCGACGCTTCATCGCCTTCTTTAAGCTGAGACTGAATAGCCTTAAGCTGCTTATCCAACGCTTTTGCGTTGGCACGCTCCGCTTCCAGCGCGGTCTTTAGACCTTTTGCGCCTTCGTCAATCTGTGCGGCCAAATAAGCGCTAACACCGGCCTTTGTGGAATCGTCTTGAGACGAAATCCACGTCGTAAAATCGAATGGTTTTTGCTGATTTTGTTCTGCTTTGTCTGCCACGGCGTCCCGCCTGCCCCACTGCATCACGCAATGGGGAAAAACAAAAACGCGCCCGCTTTTTTGGTCAATCACTGACCAAAAAAGCGGGCGCGTTGTGCGACTGCTGTCACTCCCGCGCGAGTGCCAGAGCACGCGAGCGGTTGTATTAAGTTGTTGGTCTAATTATACCGCTTTTTTATCTTGATCCCTTCTTAGGCTGCGCTCCGAATAATTCTGAATCTATCGTCTATCTGCGACTACCTGCTTTTTGTGAGATCCTAACCCATACGTCCTCTCAATATAAGCAACAATCATGAGTAGTGCCTGACGCACTACCATAAAAAATGCGCGTAGTTCATCACTGTGCTTTGATGCGTCTGTCATGTTCTGCCACCTCCTGAAAATGCGTTTGTGTATCTGCCTTGCGTAGACCCGCCGGCATCTCGTGCCGCTCGCTCAGCCTTTGCGCTTGCAATCATGCGCTGCGTTAGCGAATCGTTCTCCAAAGACTTAAAAACAAGCGCCGTGGCCGTCCTGCATCTCCAATGGAACGGCGGATACGCTAGTCGGTCGGCGAATTTCGGCGTTCCTGTCAGCGTGAACATACCGTCAATCGGCGCGGTCTGTCCATGCACGCGCAAGCAGCAATCAGTTGTCTTTGCGTCAATTGCCGCGACAGCTTGGCGCACGTATTGCCCCACCATGCGCCCCGGAGTGTTCTCAATTGACTGTGTTACCGATTCGTGATATGCGTATGCGTGAGTGCTCACTGCGGCGCGCGTAAGGCCAAGCGCGATAGGTGCCGGCGTCACCATACCAAGCGACCCATTAGCGCCCAATAGTTGAGGCGCAGTTGCACTGCCCGCGCGCACGGCCGCCAAGACCTGTGCGCGTTGTGACTCAGTCTGTAGCGTGATAGCGTCTACGCTCTCCGCAAGCACGTTTGAATCAAGAAAAGAAGGGGTGAAGTTCAGTCCCCATACATCAGCGTCAACGCGCGACTGCGCGTCTCCAATGTCCGCCGCGCGCCTCAGAATTGTCTCGACGATGCGCCGCACATCCTCTACCAGCGTGGTCATAATCGACCGCGCGGCTACAGCGTCCGCAATGGCTGCACGTAGCGCTCTGCGCGCGTTGCGGTACGAAGTGAACAACTCGCCAGTAGGCCGCGACACTGAGCCGATGCTCGCAAACAGAATTGCAAGCTCATCGCCGGCCTTTTCCGCGTTCTTTACCGACCGCTCGTGCTCATCCATTGTCTTCTACGTCCAATCCCGCGCTCTCAATGTTCCGGCGTCGGATATACGACGGCTGCTTTTGCATGTCTGCGATTTGGTCAGGCGTGTAACCCCATGTTTCGGCCCAGATCATCTCTTGCGGGATGCCGGCGCGCGACTTCGCATCTGACTCTTTGATGATTTCGTCTAACTTGCGCTTATACGCCGGCTTCCAGTTGGTCTTAATGGCCGTTCTGTCTGGCAGAGCATCAAGCCCGCCCCATGTCTCAGCCATGCGCAGTGCAAGCATCCACACTCGCGACCAAGCGTTTGCGAAACGCGTTTGTCGCTTCTCAACTTTGTTAATCAGCGTTTCGTTGTATGCCTGCTGCGTGCCTTCGCTCGCGACCTGCCGCGTCATCTGGAATCGCTCGACCGGCGTATCGGTGAGCATCGACGCGTAGCGGATATTGGCCTCAATCGTGGCGATAAACGGCGCAGAGTCCGAGCCTTCGATGACGTCAAAAGACGGTGGGTGTTGGCCTGTCTGGTTGTGCGTGCCAACGATCATTCCGGGGCTGATACTCACGCGGTTAGAGCCGTCAGCGGCCGGTGCTTTTCCGTCTGTTGTAGGCATCCACCCGAACGCCTTGTAAACGCGAAACGCCGCAATGCGGTTGTTAGCCGCAAAGTCGATTACGCTGTTTAGCAATTGGTCTTGTATGCTCCACGCGTCGATAGCCTCGGGGCGCATGCCGATGTTGGTAAAATGAATGGCGGCGATCCCCAACGGTTTCCCGGTGATATCAACCCACGGGAGCACGCTTCCGCCTTCCTCATCGCTGTATCCGCTCCACGCCATCTCTCCAGAAAACACGTCCGCATAGTAGCGCTCTATTCGGTCTGGGTAATAGTCGTTCTTGCGCATCCTTGCGCGGCCACCGCCAAGGCTTTCTCGCCAGCGCTTTGATACGTATAGCAGCTCTTGATTTGCGTCGTCGTTGGCGTAGAACGCTTTGCAACCAAACTCGTCGCCCAGATTATGCTCGCCCAAGTCGATAACCGACACGTCTGGATTTGCGTTTGACGCAACGTAGCGCGGGTGTGGAACAAGCTTTGGCATGTTGCGATCTTTGTCCCACTCAAGCACTAGAAACGCCTCTCCGTCGTTCACCGCGTCTCGGTATACCGTATCCTGCTTCTCGTCCAAGTCCTGCGCATCTACCACCTGCTGTATATACGCGGTGTGAGCATCGCTGCCAGTCGCGAAATTGGTAAACGTCAAGCGCTCGACCACGCTAGACACAATCGGTCTAATAACGTTGAACCTCCATCCCGATCTCTTTTCTAGCTGTCCTAATACTTTCGACATGTCGGTAGACAGCTTCGTAAATTTTGCGCCTTGATAGTAATAACGCGCTAGCAATACTTCGCGTTGGCGGTCTTGCTCCTCTTTCGCCTGCCACATCGCGTAGCTACGATGCACCGGGTTTGGTGTGTTCTGTGATGGATAAAGCATGTATGTTCCTATGTGTAGCTGAATGCGAAACTGGCCGCGCGCGATGCCATGACACCGTAACGAAATGCGTCGTAAAAGTCATCTCCGCCTTCGCCTTTCTCGTCTACGTTTTTCTTAAGCACATCCTCAGGTCGTCGGGGGTTGTGTTCAAGCAGCGGCAACGACTCAATAAGCCGCTTGCACTTTGGAGATATAAACAAGCGCGGCGGCATGTTCTCCATCGGGTCGCCCAGCAGGTCGATGATCTTCGCCGCGCCGTTGATTCGGTCGTCATTGGCGCGATTGAGCGATATACCGTGCTCCGCGTATTGCTGTGCGACCGTAGCGCCGCCGCGCTCTTGAAACACGTCCCCGCCTGCGACAATCGTTTCTATCCGGTTCATGCCGTTGCATGTCCGTTCGCACAGGTTGCGAATTGCGGCGGCGTGGCGGTCCACAATCCAGCGCTGCTCGCCGTGCTCGTTTAGAACCCATACGTTGCCGTCGCCATCCTCGGCCATCAAGTAAAACACGGTGAAATGTGTAAAGCCGTAATCCATAGCGCCCCAAACTGTCCAATTTTGCGGAATCGGGCGCGGAGGTTCTTTGACGTGATGCTGGGTGCTAAACGTTGTGAAGAACTGGCCGGCTGAAATGTCCCAGTCTCCATGCAGCCATGCGCGTTTCTGCCAACCCGTGAGTGATTCCAGACGCTTTAGATAGTCTTTGTTGACGAATTTGTTGTCATGAACAAGAGCCTGAACAAACCGCGCGCTTCCGACGTCTGCATCGCGTGTCGGCAATAAGAACATATTGCGAAACCACGCATGCCCAACCCCTCCGGGATTGGTCGTGTAGTACATGCGCGGACGCCAACCTGGTTTAGACGTTCGGTTCACGCTTTGGATCATTTCTATTTTTGACTTCGTTAGCTGCGTTGCCTCCTCGACACCAATTACGTCATATTCAAGACCCAAGTATTTGTCGATGTCTTTTTCGTCCTTGAAGTTTCCGACGATGATTTTTGACTGGTTTTGGTATTCCAACGTCATAGACGAAGGCCAAAAATTATGCGGTATAGATCCGAAAATCTTCGGTCGCAAGTCCTCAAACGACTCTTTGGCCGCCTTTCCAACCTTGCGCAACACAAGCGCTTTTAGACCGGGATAACGCACACAGTCATCCGCGCCAATTTGCGCTAGTAGCCAATGCGATTTACCAGGACCGCGCGCGCCGCCGTACCCAATATCAGTAGGCCCGTTGTCTTTGTCGCACAGTCGCGCGAGCGCGCTTACCTCTAACTGCTTAGGCTGTAGCACGATGCCGGCGCGCATGAAGTTAGCCATTTGGTCACGCGAGCACCCCGCCGCCTGTCCGGCGATTGCGTATTTCTCAAGTGGCGTTATCGTGGACGCAGCGTTAGTCTTCATCTCCGTAGACCTTCAATAGGGCATTTTCCATGCTGACATTAACGGCAATAGCCCCCCCCGCTTTGCCGGTAATCTCGTGTCTTAAGTTCTCGCGAAACTTTCGCGGTCTGTGGGCTTTTAGGAGGAATATAAGCAGCGTGTCGCTAGGGTTGCTTTCACGCGTTGCGCGCCTCCATGCCTCCATTTCCAGAATGTCGCAAGCATGCGCGCGGGCCTCCTTCCACGCGTCGCGAAATTCCGGCATGTCATCACGCCACTGATAAACTAGGCCGCGGCTTAGATTAGCAGCCATGCACGCCAAACGCACGTTTGATGTTTTGCGCAGCACTTCCAAAAACGTCTCGCGCTTGCGCTCGGACTCCGCCTGCTGGTCATTCACGCGTGGCGCGTCATCAACACCTTTTTTATGTGCTCTTTTTGCCCTTTTCGCGCTCTTTTCGCGCTTTCCGCCATTTTCTATTGACATTTTGATTTGGTGTTATACAATCAATTCATGGGTAAACGTGGCGGGCAAAGGCCCGGCGCCGGACGCCCGCGCATTTCGGAGGACGTGCGCGTGGTACGAGTAACCGTTGCGCTTCTTGCGTCTCACATCGAGTTCCTCTTGTCCCGCTCGCGAAACATTTCGCAAGCGCTTCGTCAGTTAATTGATAGGGAAATCCAAAATGAAAACACCGACAAAAACCGAAGAAATGACAAATGACCAGTATCAGGTTCCTGGATGCAGCATCATATACGCCCCGCGCGGGCAAGCGGGCGAATACGCCAAGCTCGCCACCAACCCGTATCGCGGGTGCGGGCACAAGTGCGCGTATTGCTACGTGCCTAAGATTTTGAAAATGGACCGCGCCGAGTTTGACACCGGCGCGAATGACCGCCCCGGTTTTCTGGACCTTTTGCGCAAAGATGCGCGCAAATATCAGGCTCGAAACATCAATGAGCAGGTTATGCTCAGTTTCACGACTGATCCGTATCACCCCGGCGATAACAGACCAACGCGCGAAGTTTTGCGTATCCTGCAAGAACACAACATGAGCATTTGCACTCTCACGAAGGGCGCTTCCCGCGCGCTTCGTGACATCGACATGTTTCGCCCCGACCGCGACGCCTTCGCGTCCACGCTGACAAGCTTGGACGACGATTTCAGCATGAAGTGGGAGCGCGGCGCGGCGCTTCCCGGCGACCGTATCGACACGCTGCGCAAGTTTCACGAGGCGGGTGTATTTACGTGGGTCAGCCTTGAACCCACGCTTGACTGTGACGCCAGCCTCGAAATCATTCGCCAAACGCACCATTTTGTTGACCTTTACAAAATCGGTCGCGTAAACTATGTCGGCATGACCAAAACAACAGATTGGGAAAGCTACACTAATCGAATCGTAGAGCTTGTGCAGCACTTGGGCGTGAAGCACTACATCAAGAAGGATTTGCAAAAATATCTCCCTGATGGTTACTACAACCCGAAATACATTCAGCAGCATCATTGAGTTTTTTCGATCACCGCAAGGAAGTGCGTCATGTTTCCACCAACACCACAGTGATACCCAGCCCAGCGGCGCAGGCTATACCCGGCCTGCGCTGCTTTATTTTCCATTGCTTCCCTGCAAATGTCCAAGTATTGTCCATACACATGCGCATTCCCGTATTTCGTGACCGCCCATTGCATTGACTTCGCATTCCAAGCGGTTCCCATTTTTAGATTTTGTCTCAACCCGCAGTTGACAACTATTGCGGTCCTGTCGGCCATTTTTACTCCTTGGCCAAACACGGCATCTATAACCGGCCAGCACTGACCGTACGGGTCAATGTCAATCATATTAAATACCGTTTCGCCGCACACGCCGGCGTTGATTGCCTCTACGCAGTCGCACTCATAAACGCGCCACGATGGACGTTGAGACGCAAGCATTTCAGTCTTTTTTGGGTCTTTCTCGAAAACAACACCCTTTGCGTCGCTGTAGCACCTTCGGTACACACTCCCTATTCCGCCATGCGTTTCTAAAACAACCGGCGCTCGCACCTCTTTTAGCGCGGACATGCGAATTTGCACTTTTTTCAAAAGCGTTTGGTTATCTTGTTGCATTTCTATCTTTCAGATATGCGAGACAAATTTCCTCTATCGCTTCGCCTCTATTGATCATCCCCGTAGCCATGATTGCGTTTTCTAAAACGTCTATTTGGGATACAAGCAGAACCGGCTTAAACGCTTGTATTTTTCCTATTCCTCGATCGCTTGACCCGACTCCTGATACGTCTTTGGCCGATGCCTGATCTACCGAAAATTTCATCTCTGATATCATGTCTTGCAGACCTTGGCTACTCGTATTGAATTCTTGCAGGAGCGCGTCTATCTGTTCTTTGTCTGCTGCCGCCATTGCGCCTATCGGGTCAAAAGTTGCAAGTATGGTCGCTTCTTCTTCCGGCGTTAACTCGACCTCAATAAACGGTACCGGCGTGTCTTCGCCAATTTTTAGCGCTTCCTCTACTCTTGCGTGACCGTCAATAGTGTTCCCAGTTGTCTTATTTACAATTACGCCAGTAACCCACCCGACCTCACCAAGCACGCCAGACAGGGCGTCTCTTTGCGCTTTTGGGTGAATTCGCCAGTTGTATGGATTTGCGACAAATTCCCCGGCCGGCCTTTCACCGATTCCGACGATTCGATTTCGCCAAAGTGTCTCTTTTTTAAAATTCTGTCTCATCTGCCGCGCTCGCACCGCTCGGCCGCGCGACTGTGACGCGCTGGGGTTTTGGTTTCCGCTGAGCTTTTTTTGTTTCGGTGGACGCACTGAATCAAAGGCAAGGGTTTTTAGTTGCTTAGACATTGCCGTCCTCAATTATCTCAGGGCGATTACCTGTAGCGTCTAGAACACGCTGAAGCACGACTGCTGTCATTACTTGTCCAAATTCTTTGAATGAATTTAAGATGCGCTCTTCTTGTGCTTTTGAAGACATTCTAGGATTACGAGACCACGGTTTTAAATCATCTAGCTTTACTCGAACGTTGCTCCACAATATCTCTGTCAATCTATCACCTCAAATTCTGTTTCATCAGCAGCGCTCGCACCATTTGTTCTAGAAACAGTTACACGAACCTTGTACCAACCAGATGCAGAAACATTATATACAAGCTCGTATTTACCAGTAGATGGGTTATACCATCCAGAACCAGGGTATGAAATCGTTACAGTGCTTGTGTCTGGCTTTGTTATAAGCACGCTAAGCGTTGCTGGATCAAAAAGCGCATCCGTAACGGGATCTTTGCACTCAACATACAAAATCGGAGACGTGTTTTTATAGATAGGTTTTTTGTCGTTGCAACTGCAAGTCATATTCAAATCTCGCTTTTTCTGTAAGGTGTTTTTGCTTCAATTTTTACAATCTCTTTGTGTTCAACAGAAACCGTAGAAATAGACTCGCGTTCTGTTGATATTGCAACGCTAGATTGAGCGTATTCATAAAGCTTTGCGCCGGCGCTTATGATAGTTGAAGCAAAAGCACCTGACCACATTTTGTCAGAGATACTTACACCATTCTTGTTATTCAAGTTTATGTCTATTGGTAGTTTATTTGACACGTTCAAAGTCAAAGAGTTTTTAACAAACGCGTCGACGTAGTTCAAACCACAAACATTAGCGCCTACAATTGCAGACGACTTTTCATATGTTGACACAAACGCAGCAGGTGCGACATACGCAAACACAAACACGCGCTCATATAAATCTAGTTTGCGTGTAAAGCCAAAGGCAGAGATAGAGCCATGATTAGGCGATGTTGTTGCGCCAATACCACGAGTTACTATCATTGCAGTTTCTCCCTGCGTTCTGCGCCTTGGCCACGATACCTCTGATTACCGCTTGCATCTTCGAAAAGATCCGCTTCTGCAAAAACTGTTGAACCGTCGTCTTCGTAAATCGTTTGCATGCCCGTAGACGGATCTGTAATTGTCTTGTTTCTCAAAAACTTTTCAATTCTTTCTAAGCGCTGATCTTGAGCAGTCGTTAAACCACCAGATGACGAACCTGATACGCCGATTGCCTGAACTGGTTGTTGATAGTTTATTTTGATTAGCCAGTTTCCTAGTGTGCTTGCAAACGGATCACCGCCACCAGAAACAAGTATCACTCCTCCAACTACGTTCAGCGTGTGCGACGCCTCTTGCGGTCTTAACCTCCATCCATTGACAAGAAATGCATACAAAGGAATAGACGTTCCTTGCGATACGTCGATGCTTTCTCCTCCTACTGGAGAAAACGCCTCTAGAAAATGAGCATTACCAGAGATTACCCAGTCTTTCCAGCGCGAGTAAACATCTGCTACAGAAATTTGAGTTGTTCCTGTAGTAGCAATGATCATTTTGCTGGGTCCGTCAAATGTAACTGGCATTAAAAGTTTTCGTACTGACGGTCTATCACTTGTGATACAGGTATAGACACATCTGAAAGAGTAGAGTAGTTGAGTATTCTTGTGTTTTTGTAGTCAAGACTTAAAATTGATATATCAATCGATTGACCTGATGACACATCAAACGAATGACTACCAGTTGTAACGTTCTCGTTACCGGTTTCTGGTATTTCTGTTACGGTACCTGACTGAAACACTCTAACTTCTGTATTGTATTTTAGACCTGTTAGCGTTATCTTGACCAAGTCTAAAGTGTATTGGTTTGCTTGATCGATCAATGACGAGTTTGTACGTATGTATAAACTTGTTATCTGTGTAGTGTTAGCTACGCTTGTTGTGATTCTAAATTTCAGTTTTACACCAGCACTTGAACTGATCGTCTCAGCGCTTAGGTTTGCCCCGCTCAGTGTTTTCCACGAAGACCAAGATAAACCAGTGTTTGTCTGATACTCCAACGTGTAATTGCTCAACGTTCCACCACTCATTACTGGAGGCTGATTTTGGAAAGAGTTGTGACCGAGAGCAAAAAACGGCATTTCAAACGTTGCACGCATACCAACAACAGGCATATACAATCCGCCGCTACTTGTGAATTTCGCGCCATTCTCTAGTGATGTTTGCTGCGCGGTTTGCGAAGTAGACTCGTTCATTAGAACCATGATGCGTCCTTCGCTTGACGACACAAACATACTAGCAAAGTGCGTGCCGTAAACTGCCGTTTGAGCTGTCAGAGAGTGAGTTAAAGCTGCTGATTTTATAACTCCGTTCAAAAATGGAGACGTGGGAGAGTCACTATAATCACCTGCGACGTTCTCTATAACAACTCCAGTAGAAGAGTTGTCGGCACTCCATATACCGGTTCTAGTATTTGACACGTAACACCTTTGAATCTTTACGTTAGACGCTGCTGCACCAGAAGAAAGAACGAACAAATACGCACACCCGTTTGTGCTTCCTAGACTCAAAGGAGTAGTGATAGTGCCGATGTTTCTGCACTTCATGTTATTACAACCAGCAGCAGAAACGTAAAAAATCCCGTTATAAGGCTGAACGTTCGTCAAACCGAAAAAGTCCAAGCCTGATACTGTGCATGAATCGCATTTTGTGTTGTAAGAAAACAAATACGTGTTTTGCGCTGAAGTTGTGTTTGTCGTTCCTGTTATCACGTCTGCGTAGCTAGCACTCTGAACAAGAGTATTAGAGCAAGTAGAAAACAGAAAGCCGCCATTAGTCATTTTTGGCGATGTAAATATTAAATTTGACGATCTGGTGCAGCTGTAATTGCCTGTGCTTACGTTGCCTTTTAGAGAAAGCGCAGTTGTTCTTTGGTTTACAAATGTAAAACCTGAGCAATCAGTGACAAGTACAGTGTAAAAGCCTGATGATGCTAGCGTTGCTCTAGACCAATGACAATCTGTAAACGTGCCTCCAAAAAAACATAGTGACATATTCAGCGCGGTTTGAGACTGCGCTGCTGTTTGACCTACACCGCACTTTGACCAGATCATCGGCGATGCTATCTCGCTAACTGATATCTGCTCGTTTGTCGCGGTGTTTGTAAGATTCACGCTAAAAGCTTGAACAAACGACAAATACCAAGATATGCACGCCTTGTCTATTTCGATAACGCCTCCGCCGCTTGTTGTAAAGTCGTATCGATTTGCGAGCGTTGCATTAGGCAATGCGTTTGCAGTTCTATTAGCAGTTGTGCAGTTGTGACACACAACGTTACCGATGCGAATTTTCAAACCAGACGCAGGAACATAGCCAGCGTTTGCGGTTCCGTTGTGACCTATTCGAAGCAAACCAGAAGAGTTTATCCAGACTACTTTTGCTCGAATATCTGGCGCTACGCTTGTTTGATTTCCTGAGTTTGGATAGAACTCGTAATCATTAGAACCTGGTGCTTTTTCTATCCACACACCAGGATAGTAGACATTTAAACCTGATGTAGGTAACTGAAACTGCTGATTAGCTACACCGCTTGTATTTCCGACTTCGTACCACTCACCTAGAATTGTGAATTTTCCAAGTCTTGGAACGTTTACAGTTGCAGACTCATCACCGACAACTTCAAGCCATCCTGGAACGGAAGCACCAGATGAAGATGCCGAAATTCCTGACAACGCGCCTGCTTGAAATGCTCCACCTAACACCTGCTTTACTTTTATGAATCCAGACGCAGGCATAGCAGCACCAGGCGCAGTAGGAGCAACATTTACAGCAGACCAAACGCCGATCAACTTCCCCGTTACTGCGCCTTGCGATATTGCGGTGTTCGCAGCAGGAACGTTTCCAGAACCAGACGAGTATTGAATAATCTTTACGCTGCGCGCATCTATAACGACTTCACCGCCAAGTGTCGGGCTAATCGTTATATTTCCTAAGCTTGTGCTTGCGGTTTGATTCAGACCGTATCTAGAATCTTGATCAATTACAAGCTGTCCGCCGTTTATGTTGTATACGTCTCCGCCTGTTTTAGCAGTCAAAGAGTCTACATTCGTGTTTGCTGTTGTTACGGTAAAAGTCGCCATTTTTCGCGAATTTCACGTTATGGATTTGCGTAGTTTCTCTCAAGAGCAGAAACAAGAGAGACACTGTTAGAAGTGCTACGTTGAATAACGCCTGTTGTTCTAACGTACTGACCAGTGCTTAAACCGATGCCGACAACCGTTATTGCCGCATCTGTACCAGGCGTTCTACCGCCTTGCGTGTTGCCGTCATAGTTGAAACTTCTAGTAATAAACGAAACGCCAGATACGTTCCCTGTCATGTCTGAAGACGCGTTGTCATCTACCAATACTGCGCCAGACTCGCCGTAATCGTTACCAGATCCAGGTAGGTTTGTGAAATATACCCAGTATTTTGCATCAGGATCTGCTACAAGGTTTGCTCCAAAATTGATAGTAAGCGCTGCAACATACGGATACGTTCTTTCAGTTGCAGTATTGTCAAGAAACACCAAACGGTTAATATCAACTGTTTGATAGTTGTCGATAAACACGCCAGAGCCTCCGCCGGAAGGATTGTTTGCGTTTTTTGTTTTCAACGTGTCGTCGACAAATTGCAGTAGAGCGTCAGCGGTTTTACCAATAACTGTACCAGAACCTGCGTCTATGTCTGAGTTCTTTCTCAAGCTCCATTGCACAAATTCGTAAATCTGCTCTGCTGTTGCGTTGTTACCGTTGATGATAATGCCAAAATTTCTGTTAGTTCCGCCGATATTTCTAACCTGCGGAGTTGAGTAATACGTAATCGACATTCCGCTATAAGGCGCAACGTCTGCAGTGCCGTCTGAGTTTGCGTCAATTTGAGTATCGGAGTGCGTTACCTTCAAATCGAAGCCAGTTGCAATTGGGAACCGATACGCTTGCGAAGAAAGCTGCGAAACGCCGATATCAGACAGTTGCGCAACGCTGTATATTTGACCTTGTTCTCGAACAAACAGTTTTAGGTAAGAACGTTTGTCATATCCGTCAGAGTAATCTCCGTCTCCGTTCGGGTCGCTCAATATTTGCACAGACTGGTTGATTTGACCTAGCAATTGAGCGTTTACCGCTGCGCCATTTGCTGACTGCTGAAAATACAATTGATCGTTAGACTCGATTACACCTAGACCGATAATACCCGCCCATTTTTGCGTTACATTTCCTGCGGTGTTTACAACAGTCCATCCTGCGCTGCGAATCAAATACCTTGACGCATCGTTCAAAAAGTCCCAACCATCGATAAACTCAAACGATTCATCAGTAATTGATGTGATCGGAAACGGGAAAGCTGCCAGATTTTTTAAGTTTGTATCTTGTCGCCATTCTTCCTTCAAAAATGAATACAGCGCTTTCATTGTCACGCCATCAGAAGAAAGGTTGCCGACAGTGTTTAGCTTGATAGTCTTTGCAGTGGTGTTTATATACACCTCCTGCGATCCATCGTCAGCTACGGAGTCTTCGAGTAAATCGGGATCTGTGATTAGTGCCATTTTTACCTCTTCTTCACTTCTTCATGAATTCGATCATGTTCGTTGGCGAATTTAACAACTATGCCGGCAAGCATTTTAGAAAATTCTGCCAACACTTTCATCACAACCAACAGCAAAGATTTGTAAGCTTTTGCAAAAGACCACTCGTCTAGCTTTGCAGCGGTTACAACGCGAGACAGTGCGCCTAGAGAAATCAGAACAAAAACAAACGCGCCGACTTTTTCGCTGCTAGTGAACTTATTTATTACAGATTTTGCGTCTTGCAAAGCTGCGTAAAGAAACGCAACAATCAAAAACAGCACTAACAAAGACACGTAGTGACTTACCACCAGTTAAACCCCTTGCCTAGAGCAAACACAAGTGAAACAATTGTTAGCAAACTTTTCAAGTCTGCGACTCCGAACAAACCAAAAAAACGCTTTGTCTGCTGCATTGCTTGTTCCATAGATGCAACTCTATCGCTAAGCTCATTAACAGCTTTTGTGTTTTCTTGAACTGTGTCCATTACACCTTTTGTTCTAAACTGCTCGCTACCTACAAGAGCATTTCTTAAATGCGACACTTCTACGCACAACTCGCCAAACGCTTGTTCGAGGTGATCCAATCGGTCGTCTGTTGTCATTGTTGTCTCTGATGTTGTCATTGTTGGGCCTCAAATTTCCATGTAACTTTGCAGCTTTCTATTGCTACACTGTCTTTGCGCCGCTTCCGGTAGCCCAACTGCCGGTTGCGGCGCGCGTGTAATCGTTAGACACCTCGCCAGATTTCGCGCAGCACTGGCATATACCCGTGCGCGCTATATCCCATCCACCGCTGGTTGTCCGTCACCCCTTGGAAAATGTTTTGTACATACAACTGCGGGTATTGCTCATGCAACGCTTTGCGCTTCGACCACCATTTGTTTTTGAATGTCTCATGCGTGTGACCAGTCGCCGGCAGCCCGCCAAATCCGCCAATGTCTACGCCGGTCTCGTCGCCCGTCATGATAACGCGCGGGTCAAGCCCGACATATACCGGGTCAAGGCCATACTTCAACCAGCGCTCGGCCAGCCATTCGTCAGCGATTGTTCTGGCGTTTGCCGGCGGCCAATCATCGGCGCTCTTCTCTGTGTAGCTGTGATAGTTGAGGCCGACGCGATGCCAGTTTGCGTTTAGAAATGTCCCGTATGTTTCGCGCACACGCCGCGCCACATCGGGATTGTCGATCTGCGGCGTGCCCATGCTGAACGAACCAATGAGCGGAAAGCATCGCGGGTAAAACTCCCAGACAGCCTCTGCGAATTTTCGATCCCAATCGAATCGCTTTTCGATATCGCTGGTCGAGATCGAGTCCGCTTCGTTAACACCCATTACCATCAGCGTGTCATCCCGCCCAAGGCCCATGTATCGCGCAAACTCGCGCGGATCAGGAACAGAGCCGTGATTGATGAAACGCCTGAAGATCGCCGCGCATCCCGCCGCGCGAGCCTCACGCGCGGCCATGACGTTATCCATCGCTGTAAACGACGGACAGCCGGCGTCGATGTAGTCCTGCAACAGCGGTTTACCAGTGGTAAGCATGTGTATGCCGAGACGCTGGTGCGTGGCCCGCGTCGGCAACGCCGGATGCACTCCGATGACGGTGGCCGGCTGAGCTGGTGCCGGATGGCCTGATTGCGCTGGCGGTTGGGCGGCGCCTGCATAAGTCCAGCCGTTGCTGCGCTTGAGGATGTATGCGACGTTGTTCGTCGCGTCGGCGTCTGAGTCAAAGACCGGTGCGCCGCCGGCGGCGATCTCGATCTCTCCGAACGTCAGCCCGCCCGAAACGATCTCACGCAGCACCTTCACGCGCGCGCCAAATTTAAGAACTCCTAAAGGCTTACCAATAGGAACTCCTGCCTTTACATCAGGTGTTAAACGAACATTCCACGATTTCCAGTTGACAACCGCCTCGCGTGCAATGATGGCGGGCGGCGGGGTTGTGTTTGACATAGTATTTTGTTCGGGGACCCCGATCGAACGGCAGTCAAGCGACGTGCGCCTGATGCCGGCGGCGTGCGCTGCGTCGATGACGGTCGGCAGGCAGACCACACGGCCGAGCATCGGGTTTGTGTGCAACGGGTCGAGATACACGCCAGCCGAAACGCGCACGATCCAGTGTAGGAATGTTGACTCGCGATATGCCGGCGCTTTGAGTTCGCGAGGCATCTGGCCGTAATCGACCAACTCGACACGCGGGAATCCCGCGTATCCAACTTGCGCGGCAAGCCCGACCAGGCCAAATCCGCGCACGATGTCGGCCGATATTGTGCCGTCTTGTGCTCGGTCAATGCGTTCGGCGATATACCGCACGGACACATTACGACCATATCCCATCCACCGGGCGATGGCAAGTAGAGCCGCGGCTCCACAGTCATTGCGCCAGCCGTTGCCCTCCTGCGTGACGTGTGTCGGTTCGCTCATGTTCTATGACGCCATCGCGTCTGCGCTGAACGCCTTGAGTGCCTTTGACTTTGCAACGCCGTTTGAAATACTCTTTGTCGCAAACGTAACAGACAGAGACCACAAGAACGGCAGCAGATACGGCAGCCAGTCTTTGAAATAGACGTCAATTGCAGAAAACACATCAGCTGGAACAAGCGTGAGCGCGACACGCGCAATCGTCGCAAAAACGATGCTAAGACCAGCAACAGCAACCATGCGCAAACCGGTATCCAGAGAGTGAAAAAGCAAAGCTCGATCAACAAGCCATGAAGCAAGCAGCCCTGCTCCACCAAGAACAACCCACGACAGCAAAGATTGCAGACCAACAATTGTAGAAACATCAGTAGTCGGCACTGTATCTCCTTGCGCATAAGCGATAGAAGAAAAAGAGAAAATGCATGCAAGCATCAAAGCCAAAAAACGAACGAAAGAAGACAAGTTTTTTTTCATTATCAAACCTTACCTAAGCGGAAAAACAAAATCGGCGATAACTCAATAAAGAGCTATCGCCGCACTACCGTAACTGGCAACAATCACATTCTATCAGATGATGTTTAAGCAATCCACGTTATCGATGCGAACTTTAGGACGATCGCTGTTTTGCCAAAACACTCTTAGCGTGATCTTTTTGCGCCATGATTCTTTCTGCAAAGCAACCAAGCACTTGTACATCTCTTTCATTGCGTCTGCTACAAACTCGTCAGAGCAATGAAAACACAATTTAGCCTCTGATTCGTCTTTGTCGTCTTTCATGTTCTTGAATGAGTCACTCTGTGTGATTGCTCAAACACACAGAGCGCAGTGTACTTGTAAGTAAAAGACAACTTGCGGAGTAAAACAAGAGTAGACTTTAACCAGAAAAGGTTCTGGTGAGCAATTTGACTTCATCTTACACCGTTTTCAGTTTTGAATCAATATCCTTTGCGCTTTCACAGCAGAACAAAGTCGGTTTCACACAACTGCTTTTTGTGTTCTTTTTTTGCACACCGTTTCTCTGTATAACCAAGTGTTTTGCAAAGACCTTCTGCGAACTATTACGCCTTGTTTGACTAACTCTTCAAGCGCAGATTCGGCTTTCCAGCGCGTGTAGCCGTATTTTCTTTGAAATTCTGAGCGCGTAAACTCTTCAGGTTGCCTTTTTTGACTTTCGTAAAACGATAGCGCTTTACTAATTGCTTGTGATTCAAACCAGCTAATATTGTCGGTGGTTGCGGGAGTTGCCATGCTATACGTTGTCTTTGAAAGAATCCTTGTTCGCATGTTATTAGAGTTGTTCCAACGTCGTATAGCCTTCTTCTTGTTACTCGATGTGTGAATGCTGTTTTTAGTTGCCATGCTGGAATTACTGCTCCCCATAGATTGTCTCCAAAAGCGTCTCCTGTGTCAGAGTATCTATGAACGTGTCCCCGAAGAACCACGTTAACGCGCGGATTTTCGAAACGCATATTAGCTGTTTCTCTTCTGATTGCGTTACCGTACAAGCGCGCATCGTCACCACCTGATGATACGTGATGCGCAATATCAAACAAAACATCATTGCACATCAGAGACAATTGATAAAAAGCGTGCATGCCTGTTTCTGGATCCTTTCTTGCTCCGATTTCTCTACCTATGCTGTAATCAGACGCGGCGCCTTTTCCGCTATGCGCTTCTGTTCCGCGCATAACATACGATTCATTTGCAAGAGATGCAAGCGGCATTACAACATCTAAAGCTGCGCAAGCTTGTATCTCTGGAGCTTGACTTAAAAGTTGCGTTGTTTCGTGGTGTCTACCGTCTATAAATTCACCCATCCACACAACTACAATGTGCGCGCGTTGCTTGCGAAGACTTCTAACTATATCTACTAGCCTGCACCACTTATCCCACATCCATAGTTGAGCAGCATTTGGCGTGTATCTGCCGCCGTCTTCTAATGCAGCGCCTTCTTTATGAACTAACGCAACTGAAGAACCCACATGCATATCTCCTACTGGAACAACAACAATTCTAGATCTTGATTTAGTAGTCATTCCGGAAAACATCGCAGCGCATTCGGCTTGCCGAATGCGCTGCGTAAGCAAAGGAGGAAACCAAAGTTAGTCATATTGGCAGGGTGACGCGACTTCAACAGACTATAACGATATATTCGACGCGCAACAGTGACGCCTTGCGCTGGGGCGAGCGTCACCCTACACACATATTGTCGCATCAGAACTATTGTTCTGCAACAGAACATGAAAAAATACATCAAAAGTATAGGTTTTCAAGATGACGCAAACAAACAGACCGCGGCAATCATTCTCGATATCGCAGCTTGTTATCGCATATATCACAGATATCGCAATCAGAATGCGTAGTAGCGCGTCAGAATGCGTAGTAGTTTGTATATTGTTTTAAACGCGCAATAGCGTATACTCTTTTTGTTGAACGAAGGAGGAAGAACGGAGTAAATACAAACACAAACGCCGCGCGCTGGCGTGTATAGCGCGTACGACTACCAACAAACCGGGTAAACGAATGCCGCAGAGTTTTACTCTGCGGCAATTATAAATGCAAAAATCAAAAATATGTCATCACAACGCAATTTTGTTTTAGCGTGCAATTACATTTGGGGAAAATATGGCGCCAGTGCTATTTTTTCCGGTCGTCATTGGAGAATTTACGCTAAAACTAAAAAGCGTTGGCTCAATTGATCCGGTGGCGGATACTGAAACTGCAGATTAGCATCCCGCAGGAGTTGGCGTGCTGGTCTGTGTCGATGTCGGCATGGGTGTTTTTGTTGGCGCGATGGAGATCACGATCGCTGTCGGCTGTGGCGTCTCGGTTGACGGGCGTAGTGAGTGTTAGCGCGGCCAGAACTAACAGCACGAGGCGGATCATGCGGTGCGTGCCTCCGCCTGGGCGGCAATCGCACGGCGCGCGATGATCGGACCCTGCTTGGCTGCGTGATACAGATCCCAAGTGTCCGACTGGTTATCGAGCCGCGAGATTGCCAACAACTCTTTCAGGCAGATGTCGAGCGCGCGGTTTAGTCTGGCGACTTCGGCCGCCTGCTCTTTGAGCACCGACGCCTTGACATACTGAACGTCAGAATCAAAAACGCGAACCGTGCACCAAGTCACTTCGCTATCGTTCCAATCTACTGGTCCGTCAACACCCAGCAGTGCGACATTTTCGCCGCGGACCTGCAAGTAGATCGCATGCGGCGCACTTTCAATGTCGGCCATGTGAGTTTGCGCATCACTGATCCAGCTCGCCATCTCCGTAATCAGTCCGTGCAACTTTTCGCAGTCCGATTCGTTGTGAAACTCGCCACTGAATACGCGGTCGGCCAAGTCGCTTGACAACATAAAATCTCCGTAGCGCTACATATATAGATGCAGGTGCTTTCTGCTTGCCGCGAGCAACCCGTGCAAGCAGCGCGCACGGCGCGCGATGCATACGCAGCGCAAATACCTATGCTGGCTCTCCGGGGGCCTCTTTCGCCGCGGCGATTGCGGCCTGCAACGCCGATTTCGCCTCGGTGCGCTCAGTCTGAGAGCTGCTGCCGTTCTTGCGTAGCACCTCGCGGGCCAACGCCTGCGGCCCAACTCCTGCGGGCCAACACGCGCGGGCGTTGGCTAAATCGATCCGGTGGCGGATACTGAAACAAACTAAAAAGGTTCCAAGTTCCGGGAACGATTTTTTGCGGTTCCCTAGCGGTTCCCAGGCAGTTCCAGACAAATTTTTCACAATTTCACCCAGGGTAGGGGAATCCTAGGTACAATTGTCTGGTAACTTGTAGCGCTTTGCGCTGAGCATCCATATACGTATTGCAATCATCAAACACTTTTTTTACTGCACCATATTCTGTGTTGCGAAACTTGATACCAGAATCGCGCAAAGACTCTCTAGAAACAGGCCAGCGGTCGGCAGCGTCAAACAATAAACGAACGTTTACATCTCCGACGCCTGCAACGTTAACCATTTCAGGTATAACACTTTCTTCTTCAAACAACGCCACTTCCGCGCGCGTTGTTTCTGAGTTGCTGCAAACTGGCACATTAGTAACAATCGGCCTGTAAGCCATTGTCACAGCCGAAGCTGCTTTTGCTTGTGCATCGTATTTTCGTGCTTCAAGCTCTATTCTTAGCGCTTCGCGCTCATCGCGCGATGCATCGCGAATCATTTTGTTGTCTTCCCGTGTTTCAGCCATGTTTTGAGAAAGCGGCGCAATGACAGTATATGCAGCGATCAAACCGCCAAAAAACATCCAAACAAGCGAAACACAAAGCGCGATATAAACCATGTTTATATCAAGAAAAGCAACACCTATACCGCAACCAACAAGAGCGATCAAAAAAGCCATTAAACCGAAAATCACTGCAATTACAATCGCGCGTAGCATGTCTTCCTTTGCAGTTGCAGGAGAAGACATGGGCGCAAAGTTTTTGATTGTTCGACTCATGACAACCTCCGTATCAAAAACAAGACTAGCCAAGACACAGCAGTTAGAACGACAAACGAACAAAAGAACACGATTGTTATAACAAATGAACGTTCATTAGACAATCCAATAGCGCTTTGAGTTTCTTTAGCAACTATTTTAGTTGGTTCCGGAGTCGTGGATTGAAAGATAATTGGTGTTTTGCTTGGTGTAAGCGTAGCTGTTGATTCTGGAGTTGGCGTTACAGACGCAGTCGCAGTTGCAGTCGCGGTCGGCATCGGCGTTTCGGTTCTCGTTATAGTTGATGTTGGCGCAAGCTCAGTAAGTCGAGCTCCGGCAGTTGCTTTTGCTTCGCTTACTATAGCAGTTGCTTCGTCAGAACCTGGCGCGCTGCTTTGCGCGCTTGCAGTAGCTGAAAACACTACAAGCACTGCAAAAAATGAAATAACGCGTAACATAAACGTTTACACTTTAGTCTATGTGCTGACTTTTGTTATGCAATTTTGCTCGCAGTCGAGCTCTATACTCTCTTTGACGTCTTGCAGCAGGTGAAATATTTTCTTGCAGTTTTTCTGTCCCTGCGACAACCTGCGACGCGGAAACATCAAATGCTTTTTGTAGTTCTTGCTTTGCGTCGTTTGCGTCACCTGATTTTAGCGTGTTACGCGACGCTTTGCTAATAACGTAACTTTCAGACACTGTAGCGTCACGCGCTCGCAAAGCAACGTTACGCGCCGCGTTACGTGTGCCGTTACGCTTGTTTGTGTGATCCGTTACGCCTGATGTTGCCATCAAAAACAATGGCGACACGCCAACGGAAAGGGACCACAGCCACAGCGTCACGCTGTCGAGCACATCAGGAACAGTAACGCGTGACACAGTAGCACGAATGTATGGAGTGACCATCAAAGCTAGCAAAGCAAAAGTCGTAACAATCAAAACACCTAAAGCGTTACGTGTTTTTCCTTCAGGTGCGTCACTCCACGCACGCGCTGCTAGCGCTATAACGACTGCTTCAAGCATTGCGAATCCAAGACCTGAAACCGTTTCGATCCAGAACCAAATCAAACCGTCAAGCGCGTAACCGGCGGCTTGAGCCATTGCACCTGCGTAACGCGGCGCTGCAACAGCCATTGCCGAAACGGTAAGAACTAATCCTCGTTTATCGCTCATGTTTTACTCCTTTTGAACACATCTAGCGCAAAATCTTAGCATGCTTGGCATCTTAAAGCATGCTTTACAGCTTTTGTCACTCTAGCGATTCCATATCTATTAGCACGATTCCGTATCTGTGCTTCTCTCCTCTTTTCACGGTCACTTGCACAAACTGCGAGTCATCGATTTCTAGACCGTCGCACAAGCCGTCGATGTAGCTTTTACAAGCTTCAAGCAAATTTGCTATGTCATACTTTCTGCGTGTAGCAGGATGCGCAGTGATGCAAAGCGCACGCATGATTTTTGCATCAGCTTTTCTTGATGAACAGCACGACACAGAAAGCAATCTAGCGTGTGCACGCGCGTTTCTCGACGCTACAGAAACTCTTAACCAGTGCGCCTTTTTTTTTGCGTTTGTCCACAAAACTTGTTCTGGCCAAGGCAAAGCGCCGAATCGTATTTTTTCCAAAATTTGGCTCTATGTTTTTGACAATGTGTCGCGTTGAACAGATGAATGCTTCACAACGTTACAACTTCTTGACACCAATAACAATCTGGTAACAGCTTTCGCAGCGTAACGCGTGTTCCATGAGGAAAGCGCTCCCTTACCTCAGCAACCGCACGCTCAATTGATGAATGCATTTTTATCTCCCAGCCGCTTTTTGATTCAATCTTCACGATCGCGCCGAATCGAACAACAGCAATAACAATAACAATCACTGCTTTCTCCTTTCGCAAAAATCAATGTAGGATCTCCAATATTTATAAGATTGTTCATTACCGGCATTTCTTTCATTTTCAAGTCTTATTCTTGACTTTTCTATTGCTTGCAACAAAAAGTCATTGTAGTCGTCATCGTCATCGTCATCGTGCTTGTCATTTTCATGCGATTTTGATGCACGCGTGTAGGTTTTTATAAAATTTTGTGTATCTTCGCCGCATCCGCTTGCAAACGAAATTGCAAAGTTGTCTTTGTTCTCGTGATGTATTCTTGTGTAAGTGTTATAAGACGCAATCGCGCGCTTTATATAACCTGCAAACTGTGAAATGTTTTCCGCGCTTACACTCTCCGATGTTCTTTGCCTGCAGAACTCAAGCGCGGCAAAGTGCAGTATTTCTTTATCGTACGCACTAAGTAGCAAAGTCCAATTCTGAACATCGTAAGGTTGCAAAATCCAACCTGGGCGCAGTTGAGCAATCACAAGTGCCACTTCTGCAATCTCTCGACTGATTGCTATTGAAGAATTGGCTAGCTGATTTTTGCTTGTTTGGATCGTTTGAATCGTTCGCATTGTTACTCCTCGTGCGTGCTGCCTGCTCTCACTACTGAAATCATTTCTTTCATGAATTCACCGTTTGTACGCACTGCGCCAGATTTTGAGTTTTTCACTGCGCTAGGTGAATTCTCCGACTCAGCAAACCGTCGCCACAAACTTTGAACATTTGACGGCGTAGGCGGGTAACCTAGTTTGCCGCGATACTCGGTTTGTTTGTACCATTCACCAAACCTTGTAACATGTTCAACGCTAATACCAGGCTTAACGCACAAAAACTTTGCAGCTTCGGAAATGCTTCTTTTCGACGCTGGTGCACTTGTGTCAAGCATGCACACTTCCGCTATTGCGACAAACAAACTACCGTACGTTTTGGGTAGCGTAACTGTTTGCTCAGAATTACTGCGCGCTTTGCGCGCAATATCTGTACTTGGTTTTACTGTAGGTTTAATATTGGTTTCTTGTGTTGCGTGCGACGCAAGGGGGGTGGTTGCGTCGCACGCAAGGGAGGTGGTTGCGTCGCACGCAACCACCTCTAACTTTTCATCTCCTTGCGTCGCACGCAAGGGGGGTGGTTGCGTCGCACGCAAGGAGGGTGTGAGCTTCGCATGTGCTTTAGTCAGCTTTTGGTTAGCAGCTGCTAATCCTTTTTCGGATTTTGATTTTGCATCACTTTTTGTCTTGTTTCTCCTTTGCCACAACGCGTCGATGCATTTTTCATCTACTGCATCAGGTATGCAGTACAGTGCGCCAGTGTTTTTTCTAGGATCGTTTGGCGCTATCACCTTTAACACTCCAAACAATACTAACGAACGCAACGTTGCACGTGCGGTAGCTTCGCTTAAACCTGTACCGTAAAACCTTTTTCCTGATTCGGTTGTAAAACCTTCGCAAACGTGCGCTAGGCTGATTCGCGCACTTCGCGACTCAATGCTGCTTGACCAGCCTAAAATATGTCTACATACGTGATCTAACACTTTTACTTCATTGCCAGTGAGCAGGTAATTTAGCTCATCTGTAAACCAGTTAGGTTTCTGGAAAGTGTTAGGAACGTTTACGCGATTCATTTCTGCACCGCCAAATCTGCATTTCTTACGCGAAAGCAGATGCGATGCTGAACAACACACAATCTGCGTGCAGTAGATGAAACTGCACTTGTAGTAGTCTCTTTGGTTTTCATGCTATGTTGAACGTTGTTACTGTTAGTACAATGTGCGGTATTCTGTTTTAGGTTCACTGCGCGTCACGTGATGACGTAATCGAAAACGACGTATTCAATAGTCACACGCGCACGGTAGCAAAGACGCGCTCTATTCGCTCGTATCTTGCTCATTTTCTGAAGAGTCTCTACGGCACACCTCGTCATAGAGAAGTCGAAATGCGTAAATTCCGATTTCGACAGGCTTCATACCGTTATCTAGTAGCTGGTGATACAGCTCACGCAGATTCCCGGTAGGGACCACAAAAGAGATGTTATGTGGTCGCGTTTTGTGATGTTCGTTTTGGCGATTTTTGATTGCGTTTCGCGCAATTTGTGCAACTGCTGATTTTTTTCTCATGCGTGCGCATTGTATGCAATCGAGAGTGCGTGTCAAGATACGAAAAATTGCGTATTGACAGATGACAAAAACAAAATATACTGTATCTTCAATCGCAAAATATGAATGCGGTAAAAAGGTTTCATCGTCGCGTGTTAAGCGACGAATGCGACGCGCGTATGGCAAGGCTAATGATATACGAAAAATATGGAGGCGGTAGGTCGATTTTGTGTAGCGTTGGTGGCAAGGATTTCAATGTTGTAAATCCTTGCGAAGGCGCGTTGAAATACGTGCGGCGTGCGCTTGGACGCGGTAACGAAGCTGGACACGTATCGGATCGCGTTGCTTTTGATTTTGTGAAGGCTTACTGCAATCAAGGATTGCATGTAGGCGGAGACTATGTTGGTTTTGACGAAGAAAGCGCGCAAATCGCGTTTTGTTCGTCACTAATTAAGTTTGTTGAGCAGAACAAGCGGTAACATGTTGCAAGCGCGGTAAATATGAAAAAGGGGTATTACAAAGTGTTGTCTGAAAACGCAGCTTCTGCGTGGGAGCGCGCAGCGGCGGAAAAAAAAATCGTCGCGGAAATGTCGTATGACGACTGGCGCGATATTCGAGGCGGCCAGGAGGTTTCCATACACGATGGTTATTTGTCAGGCGAAATCATCGCGTATATCTCAGATCCGGAAGACGCGGCAAATTGTTTGATAAGGCGTATTACAGTATTAGATATTCCCGATCTAATTCAGGTCGCTACCAGTACAAGGCACGGATTTATTATTGATCGCCGTGCGTGTGCAAAAATTAGCACAGCGCAAAAGGCGATTTTGATGGCATACCTAATTGAAAACAGCGTGCGCATAAGTGTTCCAGAAATCGTATCCTCAAGCTTCCCAGTAGGGGACAACGGGGCTTTTGTTTGGGGCTTGGCTTACGATATGGAAACTTGTAAGTATGACAGAACAGCCGGCCCGGGCTACCTGTCTTACTCGCCCGTAAAGCGCAAACGGTTTTTGACCGTCGAGGGCGAACATGCAGCAAAATCGATTGTTTCGCAACTCGATGCCGTGGTCACTCGGAGACACGCACCTAGTGTTTATGCGAACGATATTAATTATTCATTGCGAATACGCGAGTTAATTGATAGTTTGAGTACTCAGTGTGTTGCTGAGTACGCAGAGTGGCAGGCTAAGCGAGAGTCCGCCTGGGCGCTCACTGAGCGCCAGGCGCAGCACGGAGGAAATGCAAATGCTTAAGCACGGGGGCGGGGAATATGTGGGCGAGAGCGAAAGCCAAGCACAGGTTCAGTTCTCGTTGATGCTGGCACAAGCAGCATTGTCGCAAATAGTTAGAGAGGAGCGCGCGGAAAGAATTCGCGCGCTCGGCATTCAGCAACAGAAGATGTTGGGGTGGCGTCAGGTTCCCGCGCGAAAGCGCGGGAACAAGCATATGCGCTTTCTTGTCGCGCTATTTGGATTTGCGCTTATCGCGTTTGTGGTGGTTTGTATTTTATAAGTTGTTTCTAGATATGTAGCTTGATGCGAAGCGCGCGTTTATAGAGGCTGATGAGTCTCTACGCGCGGCGCTTGCGGCGAATTGGACAAAACACAGGAGAAACAAGACGTGGGAAACGAATTGTCAAAGAGCGAAATCATGCAGCAGGTGCTAATAATGGGCGACCTGGGCAAACTGTCATCCGAGGAGCGCGCGGCGTATTACCTGCGTACGTGCGAATCACTTGGCCTTAACCCGATGACAAAGCCTTTTGACTACATTTGGCTAAACGGCAAACTCACGCTGTATGCGCGCAAGGATTGCACAGACCAGTTGCGCAACATTCACGGTGTGAGCATGAGCAAACCCGACATCCAATTTCAGGACGACCTCATCATTGTCACGATTGAGGCGCGCGACAAAACCGGGCGCGGAGATTCTGATGTCGGCGTGGTGAAGCGCGGGGACATGCAGGGCAACGTCGCCAACGCCATCATGAAAGCGGTAACTAAAGCCAAGCGGCGCGTAACACTGAGTATTTGCGGTCTGGGAATGCTGGATGAGACCGAGGTAGAAACGATCAGTGACGCGCAGCCGTTCAGCGAACTGACACCGGTTGCACGCGGAAACGCCCAGGCTTTTCACTCGCGTGATTCCGAGTGGAAGGCAGAAATGATCGCCCTCGGCAAGGCCGCTGGTGAACTTGCGCGCGACGCGACCGTGGAGGTTGCCACGGAGATTAGCATCGCGCAGGCGCTGGCCCGCGAGGTGCTACGCAAGAACGGCAGCAGCACGCAGGCTGAGCGCACCGCGGCGAAATCGGCGTTGCAGATCGCAATCGCCGCGGCGAAAGAGGCCCCCGGAGAGCCAGCATAGGTATTTGCGCTGCGTGCCTCCCCTTAACGCGCAGCGTATGCGCTGGTATGACAAGGACCGCCGCGCTGTTGCGCCGCTACTCTCGCCAATCACATCGACGTTGCTGACGCCCAAGCCGCCGGAACAACCGCGCCCAACGATCATGCCGGGATACGTACTTGCGCCTACGGATTCACCGTGCGTGCCGTTTCAGTATCCGCCACCGGATCGATTGAGCCAACGCGTCTAGTTGTCCGATAACTTCCCCTTATCGGACACACAGATGCACATCAAGAAATGATCGTTAACGCAAATGCGATGCGCATACCGCTGGCTGATAACAGCGTGCATTGCTGCATACATCGGCTTGTCAGTCGAGCGCAACATGCAGCGCGCGCTGTGGGAATAGCATCGAATGACAGCCAAGACCAAGCGCCGCAGGAGCAAACGCATCGACGAACTTGCGCGGCGCAAGCTCGTTCTTGACGAATCAGACAGCGTAGCGGTTTTGCGCGCGCTGCTTGCGTTCGGCGCTTTGTGGCGACTTGCGGACGTTGATTAACCCGCGCCGACGATGCCGGATACGCCACAGATGGCATTATCGCACGCATGCCGTCTACGTATTTAGTCTGATTTTGGTCACTGGTAGTTGACAGAATGATTGTTTTGCATACAATTCAATTCAAGGTTAATTTCAAGGAGAACTATGAGCTACACAGACGAAAGCGGGAAAGTCATTTCAATTCATGAAATGACGTATGTGCAAGAACGTGAGTTTCGCGAGCATTTTCGAAGCTTTGGCTTTCAAGATGCGGACGATAATAAAAATCTTGGGGAACTATTTGACGGAATTCTTCCAAGCTTAGAGCGAATCAAACAAAACATCGACGATTCGGATATGTTCGAAGAAGCAGATGAAGATACCATAAATGCAGCAAGTGAGGAATACTCAAGGGGATGGCAAGAATGGTGCGAGTCTCTTGACGAAGCAAGTTTCAGTATCCGCCACCGGATCGATTGAGCCAACGCACGGTGTGAGCATGAGCAAACCCGACATCCAATTTCGTTTCAGTATCCGCCACCGGATCGATTGAGCCAACGCGGCGTTTCGTTTATTACTAGAAGTTTCAACTATGAGTTTCAGTATCCGCCACCGGATCGATTGAGCCAACGCCGACCGATTTTGTAAAGGTCAACAAAATCGTGTGTTGTTTCAGTATCCGCCACCGGATCGATTGAGCCAACGCCTGTAGTCGCCAGCCAGACCAGCCGCCGACGCGCGTTTCAGTATCCGCCACCGGATCGATTGAGCCAACGCTTCGAATTGTGCTCAGGCGCGCATTGACGCTGCGCAGTTTCAGTATCCGCCACCGGATCGATTGAGCCAACGCGGTCGCGTTTGATCGTGTCGTCAGCGATTGCGGCATGTTTCAGTATCCGCCACCGGATCGATTGAGCCAACGCCGCACTTCCTGTGACATGTTCAGTTGGGTGCGCAGCGGTTTCAGTATCCGCCACCGGATCGATTGAGCCAACGCTTCCTGTTGGAATTCCTGTTCAAGTTCAGCAACAGCCGTAGGGAAAACGATTTCGCCGGAATTGCGCCTAACTCTCACATCAAGGCAATTCCGGCGGAGTCGAATCCCCACGAAAGGGCTCAACCCCCAGATTATAGCCATATCGTCTTAGAGCCGCAACCCGAACGTCATTGGCGCATTGGAATTGCAGTCTTCCAGTCAAGGAAGAAAAACGGAGCAAGTTTTACAAATGGTGAAGGTCACAATTCGTAACAAGTGTACCGGAGCTGTTATTTTTGAAACATACGCAGACAGCATGAAGACTGCGGTTGAAATTGCTGTTGCTGAATTAGCTGATTTTCGTTGTGCAGATCTGCGAGGTGCAGATCTGCACGGCGCAAAGTTTGACAAAGGGGGCAAAGCGGCAGCTGCGTGCGAAAACAAAAACTACTTCTGATAATATCATTATCAGAAGTGATAACGTTTTGGTGTTCTACGACACGCTACGACGCTGCGACGCGAGCGGTATCTTTGCACCGCTCATCTATACGCATCTACGCATTTATGCGTATTTTTGCTTCGGTAGTTGACAGTTGGATTGTTTTGTGTATAATTCAATTTGTGACCAGCTACTTTATCCGATTTGTTGCAAACGAAGCTCAACTTAAACGCGACTTGCGCGACAAGCGCAGCTACGTGTTGTATATGGACTTCGCCTCGAAAAGAGAGGCGGTCGAGACAAAAAAGGACCTCGACCTGAAAGGCGAGCCGGTGCGCTGCTCGGATGGGCGCTGGCGCTTGGCCAACGCTGGATTGTGCGGATTTGGAATGTATAACGACGAAGCCGAGTGCCGCGAAGCCCTCCGCGAGGGCTTCCACGTTGGCTACGGCGGTGGCGATCTGGTCACAATTTGGGAGGGCGTTTACATCGACCAGGCAGATGCTGGCGATGGCGACATGTTCCGCCCAACAAGGCTTGTAACAGCATTTAAGAGGGGGGAAGAATAGTGTGAGTCGGAAAGTCAAAAAGCCGAGCGGTCCTGGAGCCCCGCTCGGCAATCGAAACGCAGCGGAATTCGCTCGGCCGCGCAAGTTCTATTTTCTCTGGCTGGATGAACCAGGCACCAAAGCTAAACGCGTGCGTCTTAGATGAAGCGCATTTTCATCGCATTTATGCGTATTTTTTGCTTCGGTAGTTGACAGTTGGATTGTTTTGTGTATAATTCAATGCAGCAAGCAAGGGTTCACTTAAGGAGCAGTTATGACATACAAAGACAAAAGCGGAAAGGTGCTTTCAATTGAAAGCATGAATTACTTTCAGAAGCAAGTGTTTTGGGACGATTATTTCGATAGGGGCTTCATTGAAGCCCATGGGGAAATTATTTCCCTTGAACTTGAGGATTGCGACGAGAAGACGAAAGACTTTGCCATGGCTGCTTACAAAGCAGGATGGATGGCGCGCGTTTGGAAAGGTGGGGTATGAAGCGCGAAGACGCTTCATAGTGAATTTTGAAGCAGCCTACACCTGCTGCATTATTTCGCGCAGCAGGTGTAGGCGTAATTGTATAGTTCAATAAGGGGAAAAATGAAACACGAAATGCTTCTGCATAACATTGCATCTTACGCATTGAAAAACAATCATTTGATTAGCAAACACTCGACAGAAGTATGTCGAGTGTACGGCCTTACTCCGATGTACAAAAGTCCCAGTATGGAATACTGGAGTAATTCATTCAAACTCTCATATGAAGAGTTTGAAAAAGGAATAGATGAAAGCTTGACATGCCCAGAAACGCGGTTTGCAGCTGCTCTGTTTTGCGTTGAGCTTACTACTGCAATAGTACAAGGAGTAAGCTTTATACACGCATTAAAAACGGGTGATCAAATGGCAAAAGCCATTTATGCACGAAAGATAAGCTATGACGCTCACAAGGTGAGCAAGATAATTGATAATAGGCACGAGAAGGACAGCGAATATTCAGTGGGTCGTGCCCCCAAGGGGCACGTTTACGTAATTTGCGAAGGAGGAAGTTTCCACATAAGAACTTGGGCCATGAAAGACGAGTTGGTGCAAGGCCCGTTCGATTCGGGGTACGAAGCGTTCAAATTTATAGAACGCGAGCGAGAGACAGTTGGCAAACCGAAAATTGAATACGGCGATAACGTTATCACCGTATGGTGAAAAATGAGAAGTCAAAAAAAAACTAAGCGGGGTCCTGGCGCCCCGCTCGGCAATCGAAACGCAGCAAAAATTGTAACTCGTGTGCAGTTCAACGCAACTGCAAACCAAGATACGTCTTGGGTGTGCAAAACAATGGAGGTAACAAACTCCGCGTTTATTGACATGCTCGCTGACTGCGCAATCGCGCTCAGCGATAGAGCATTCGTGGTCGAGGATGGTGGCTGGTACGCCACCTATAGAGGGGCACACTGCGAGAGGCACGAGACAAACGACACCGCGCCGACCGAGCGCGCGGCGAGGATTTTGGCTGGGATCGAGTGCGTGATGCTTCACGCTCGACAGTTAAGGCGTGATTAACCCCGCGCAATTACGCGGGGGTAGTTAAGGAAAACAAGGAGAAACATGAAAGATAAACTGAAGGTGTTTATCATCGGCCGCCACGCGGCCGATGTCGGAGAAGAATTCCAGGTTGTCGGCCAAAAGGCCGTCAACTTCCCTGCGCACTCTGAAGAGTGCGTGGGAATTATCAACGGCCTCCTAGAAGAGGCCAAGAAACTTGAGGCAGCGCTTGTCTTTCAAGCGCTGCCGGCACAGGCAACCGCAGCGATCGCGCGCATGCGTGATCGCCAAGAGGTCGGAGTTATTGTCTCAGTCCCTGGACCACGCCCGATGGGCGTGGTCCAGAAATGGACCATGTCATTCGACGTGGACGCCAGAGTCGCCGCCGCCATTGTGGCGGCGGTCAACCCAAATGTCGCCACGACCGTTAACGACAACGAAATTGAAGTCAAGGTCGACCCACCAATGAAGTTTCAATACAGCCACATGGAGTGGCTGTAATTAAGGGTCGAAACACTGCCGAGCGCACAAAATAGTGCGCTCGGCAGTTAAAAGCTGCGCTTAGGGGCGCAGCAAAAAAGGATCAAAGTGATAAACGTCATAGTTGTCCGGCGGATTGTGGCTGTGGATTTCTTTCACCGGCCGCCGTGACTTGATCAGTGTATCCCTGAGCCTGGCGACCCGTCAAGGGAATGAGCAACGCGAACGTCCCTTGACGGGTCGCCAGGTTCGAGGATGCAATCTGAACCAACTCCGGCGTTGGGTGTGCAAAACAATGGAGGTAACAAACTCCGCGTTTATTGACATACTCGCTGACTGCGCAATCGCGCTCTCTTTGAGCACGTACATGGTCGAAGACGGCGGCTGGTACGCCAGCTACGCAGACGCCGAGGGCGTTGAGCGCGAAACAGAAGATACCGCGCCAAGCGAGCGCGCGGCTAGGATTTTGGCTGGCGTCGAGTGCGCAACCTTGCGCGCTCGACAATTGAAACGTGATTAACTCCGTGATAAACGTCATAAAAAACCGGTTCTCGGGCCACGTAATTGCCCGAATCGAAGCCCCGGACCGCAACGCCGCGGTCGTAAAGGCGATTCAAGAAGGCGTAGATCTATCCTGCGCCGACCTTCGATGGCTGTCCCTGAAGGAGCAGAACATTCGCGGAGCAAAGCTCCGCAAAGCGAACCTGGAAAACGTTGAGTTCCGCGCAGTCGATATGCGTGGAGCGGATGTCGAGGGCGCTAAATTCGACGGCGCAGATCTGCGAGAAACAGATATGCGTGAAATCAAGGCGGGAAACGCAAGCTTTCACCGTGTCGATCTTAGAAACGCTAAGATCGACGATGCCTATTTCGGCAACGTCGATCTAACCGACGCGTACTTGCGCGAAACAAGCGCGCGAAACACCAATTTCAGAGGCGCAAAAGTAGGCCGCGCGAATGTACTCAATGCCGATTTTAGCGGGGCAAATCTTGGAGATGCCAATATGAACGGCATCAAAAGAGACCTATGGCGGGTGCTGTCACAGGCACCCAACGAAATAAACGGTCTCCGCCAAGCCCTACTCGAAGGGCGGATTGACGGCGATGCGTACCGAGGCGAGTGCGCATCCCTGATCGGAACCATTGCAAATGTGCGTGGATGCGACCTCAACGAGGTCGGAATCAGCCCCAGCCCGAACCGTCCGGCAGAGTTGTGGTTCCTTGCCATAGAGCCCGGCGATACACCCTCGTCCTCACCCATAGCGGAAATGACGCTGCGATGGATTGACGAATTTAGAACTCGTCAATACCTAGTAAAATGAAAAGGAGAGCATAAAATGAACCTCTATCTAGAGAGGCTCCCGTACGCGCATGTAATGCGCGCGTATGAGAGCATCGTAGAAGACGCGCTCTACAACGACGAGCGACAAGTGCAACTAAACTGGCGCGCTGAGAAAATTGAGCGCGTCGACAAAGACGGAAGCGCGGAGGTGGACCATGACCTCACAAATGCGTTCCAACAACTCTTGTTCAAAATTTCAGAAGAGGTCTACTCTATAGACCTCGACATGCGAGAAGCTTTCCTGGACCTACTCCAGGAACGCGAGCGACGGATCAGTCTGATCTGATTCTTCCACAGCCCGGCGCAACATCGCGCCGGGCTTTTTCAAAAGTTCGGTCGCCGCAATGCGATCAAAATCTGCCCCCGTCGGCATCTGCGATCACTGCGGCGGCCCGATCCACCCCGACGAACACTACACGCGTCGAGGCCCAATGCTTTATTGCTGCATTGAGTGCCGGCAAACCGCCAACAGCCGAGCGAGTGCGCAACCTTGCGCGCCCGGAAGTTAAAACTTGACTAGCAACGCGTAGGAGAAACAAATCATGACAACACCCGCAAATCAATGCCAGCACTGCGGAGCAGAACTTGCCAGCAAGCGCGCGAAGAATTGCGACGCATGCAGGTCTCTGAAGGAGGAGTCGCTGAAATGGAACGCTTATGGACCGGTGCTTGATGCGATGAATGCGGCGCAGGCCGCCGGCATGAGCGGAGATGAAATCCGCGAATGCGGGCGTGATGCAATAGAAAAAACGCGCGGAATTTTGAGCGCACGCGACGCTGAGCGCCGGGAGAACAACGCCAGCCGCCGCTATTTGCTCAACGAAGATTGCCTCGATGGCATGGCCGATCTAGAAGCTGGCTCGGTCGATGTGATCGTGACCTCTCCGCCCTACAACCTCGGCGTGCGTTACGGCAAATACCGCGACGATCAGCCGCGCGAGTCCTATTTGCTCTGGCTGGATGAATGGGCCACCGAAGCCAAGCGCGTGCTCTCAGACGACGGCTCGCTGTTCCTGAACATCGGCTCCAAGCCGACAGATCCGCTGGTGCCCCTACAGGTGCTCCAAGTCATGACCGGGCACTTCAACCTGCAAAACACGATCCACTGGATCAAGTCGATTGCGATAGAGAAAGCTGAAGTCGGCGATTACGACGGCATCACACAGGATGTTGCCATTGGGCATTTCAAACCGATCAACAGCCCGCGCTATGTCAATGATTGCCACGAGTATATTTTTCACCTGAGCAAAACCGGCACGGTGCAGCTGGACAGGCTAGCGATCGGCGTAGCATATCAGGACAAAAGCAACATCGCGCGCTGGGGTCGCAAACAAGACGTGCGCTGCCGTGGCAATACCTGGTTTGTGCCCTACAAGACAATCAAGAGCCGGGATTCACAGCGTCCTCACCCGGCCACATTCCCGCCGCGCATCCCAGAGCTGTGCATCCGGCTGCATGGGCTAGAGCGCGTCAAGACCGTGCTTGATCCATTTATGGGGCTGGGCAATACCGCGCTCGCCTGCGCCGGACTGGGCGTCAACTTTATTGGCTTCGAGATTGATGCTGACTACCTGAAGGAAGCCGAAACGCGTCTGGCCTCTGTGAGCGGTACGCGTTAACCTCACTCGGAATAAGGCTCCCAATCGAGTCTTTTTTACACTGTGATATTTCCCCTATGTGCAGCATTTATATCTGCAGGCAGTGTGTGTGTCTCTCTCTTTCCGCACGCTGCCGGGATACGCACACATGCTTACTCAAAAACCCTCGAAGCAACTACTCGCAGGCGTATTGCTGACCCTGACAGCAGTCGCAGGGAACTTGAACGACGCACGGTCACAGCAGGCGCCGCTGATACCTAAAGCAGCCGCGATCCGGAACGAATCACTCTATCCGGACACCATTGCTGATGCTGTTCTGGGGCAGAACAATTTCACAGCCATTGAACCTGGCGCGGGCTCGGCGCGTTTCAATACGCCTGCAGGGATCGGCATTGCACCCGATGGACGCCTATTTGTTGGCGACTATCTGAACCACCGTGTCTTGAGCTGGCCAAACGCCGCCTCATTTTCAAACGGCGCTGCAGCGGACTTTGTGTTGGGGCAACTCGACCTGAACAGCAACGAGATCCAAAGCGGCGCGGCTGGTTTGGGCTACCCAGAGCGAGTCACGGTGGATTCCACCGGCGTGATCTACGTCGCTGACACCGAATATAACCGGGTTATGCAGTTCCGCCCACCCTACACCATTGGCATGGCTGCGAGTCTTGTCTTTGGGCAAGGAGACACAGGCGTGGATTTTGAGCATGTTGCTTCCGGCGTGGGTGCGCACGCTATGAATCAGCCACGCGGCATGGCGATCGACGCGCAAAACAATCTCTATCTGGCCGATGACTTTAATCATCGTGTTCTGGTGTTTCTAGCACCTGCCAGCACGCCAATTACAGCGGCAGTGACACCGGACTATGTCATCGGGCAACCCGATTTCACAAGCAGGACACCCACAACTTCAAGAAATGGGCTTCACCGGCCCACCGGCGTTGCGATCGACAAGATGCGCAATTTGCTGTATGTCTCGGAGTGGGAGAACAATCGCGTACTGGTTTTTCGGCTGCCGATTACATCAAACGCACCGGACGCGATTCACGTGCTTGGGCAAGGTGTGAATGGCGATAGCTTCACGACCAACAGCCCAGCTGACACTGCCAGTGGCCTGTATCACCCCACCGATGTTGCGCTCAACGCCGCCGGAGATGTCTTTGTGTCGG